TTATCACCATTGTTTTCTATTTGAACTGAAAATCTATTTTCCATCTTGTTCTTTATTTAATTGTTCAATAATATATTGAATACCTTTTTCAGTTAATTTATAACCATTGGGGAATTCTCCGTGACCATCACTTGATAGTGTTAAATGAATTGGATTTAGTAATTCAATATCTTTCAAAGTTTTGTGTTGAAGGATTACTCTTTTAACTTTTTCTCTTTTCTCATCGTTGAAGATGTCCTCAACTTTGATTTCTCGGGATTCATCATATATCCCCCATTCAGAAGTGTCAGTATCATCATATAAGCCCAACTCTTCATCGCCCTTCATAATATCAATTAGATGTTGTTTTTGTTCTTCCTTATCCTCAACTTCAGGAATTAACTTACCATACCAAACACAACCGGATTGGTTCTGAGTTAAATTCATCGGGTCAACTTCTCGTCCCATAGGATTGAGTTTAACTTTTTTGAATCTTACTTTAGCCCCATCTTCGGGAGTATATTGAGGAAGTTTATCAAAAGTTTTTACATCATCAGGATGTAATGGAACACTACTAATAGATATTCGTCTATTATAGTTCCCAAGAACTTTTGAATTACCACCGGTATATTTTACATCGGTGTAATTAATGACCCACCCGTCATTTGATTTATAAATTTTACCTTTCATTGAAAATTATTTTAGGCAAAAATAAGAATAAAAAATGAAACTATTAAATTATTTTGAATTTTTTTATTATGTTTTATAGTTGGATTGTGAGTTTAAAACTGACTGAAGTGATATGAAACATAACTATTGATTGTTTTTTAAATTATTTTTAGCATCGTTAATTGATTTTATTACCGAATAATAATTACATTCATAATTTCTGCAGGTTTCAGGTCGAATATCATAAACGGTACATTGTTTTTCATTTGTATCATAGAATATACAAGGAAGTCTTTTATTATCTAATTGAATTCTAAATGCAGGATATGATATAGGTGTTTGCCAAGTTTTTTTTTCGGGAAATAAATTTTTACCTTCTTCATATTCAATAAAGATGTCTTCATGTTTTACCTCTTCACCCAATTTTTCGGATAAGTTTTTAATAAACTCATGACTATCATGAATTGGTCCCATGGTCCAATCTCGGTCCTCAATGGTACAACAACTTCCGTCATATCCATCAATACCGAAACACTTATTACTACATACATTACAATTTGTTCCCATAATTCAATTATAATAAAAATTATTAAATAAAAAAACCCCTCGAATTGAGGGGTTTTATTTTAGTGGAAGTGCGGAGACTCGAACTCCGGTGTTACTTGTATTACCTATTAAGGACTACACGCTTAGGACATTGTTTGAGCTAACAATCCGAAATTTCACAATTCCCTTATTTTTTAAGTGGTTCGGTTTACTGAGAACTAATCCTCCACCTGTTTCTTTTCGGGTAGAAACCACACCTTTGTAGGGACTTCTGTTGCAAGGTTATATGTCCATCGACCCCGTGTTGTGTTTCCGATTAGGCTACAGCAACTTCCTCAGTGCGGATAAATCCAACAGCTGAAAGTTTGTCTAAAACGTTTCCGTTTACTTGTTTGAATCAGTTTAACAGAGTTAATTCAGCTCCGACGTGCCCCGAATAACTATCACAAATAGTCAATTCCATGTCACTCCCTTATTATTTCGATACAAAGATAAACATAAATATTGAAATTCCAAACAAAAAAAGTATTTATTGTAAAATATATTTTAATGAGAGTTGTAAAACTAACAGAATCAGACCTTAAACATATTATTCGAAGAGTTATTCAAACCGAACAGGACCAAGAAGATACTCCTAAAATGAACACTTTACTTGGATTAAGGGCATTTTCTCGTGGTAAAATATCTAAAGATGAATTATATGATATAGATGATACTATAAAACTTATTGAAACTCGTGACCCGTTGGGTCAATCAATTATAATAATCAAATATGAGGATTCTAATGATTTTTCTAGTGAGATTGGTTTATCAGAAGATGACATATGGTTTTATCGTTTATTACATTCATATGATGGGTATGACTTTATGGATTCATATACAATTAATGACGATTTTCAACAAGGTTATGGTGTGTGGGATGATATAGATGATGATAATAAAGATAGATTGAAAATTATTGGTGAAATTTTGATACCCAACAAACCATTTACATTAAATGAGGAAAATTACAGAATCGAACTTAACGGTTTATTATTGGAAATGTTTGAAAAAGAGATGGATTATATTTTAAGTGAATTTGAGGTGGAGAAAAATAGAGAAATGAATAAAACTGCATTAGAATATGTTAAAAAAGAATTTAATGATGTTTTGGAATCTATTGGGGTTGATATTACCGATGATTATGATATGGATGAATTTGAAATAAGTGTTGCTGATTTATATTCAAACGCATTACAATTAAATTTATTTAATGAGAATGCTCGAGAGATGTTGTCAAGTTTGATTCAATCAAATACCGGAAATATTGGGAATTGGTATGAAGACCAATATGAATATCATGATGATAAAAATTTTGACTTTAAATCATATAATTATGATGTTGCAAGACATTTGAATTCAATTATTGAAAAATTAGAAGAGGGTGACTCAAATGAAATTAATCAATATATTTCACTTAGAAATAATATCTTGAAAAGATTCAAACAAGGTGTTTGGCATGAACTTCCAAGAGATAAATCGACCAAATTTATAATAGTTGGATTTGAACCAAATGAATTAAAAGTTAAAGTTAATGTCACACCAAATAATGGTAAAAGTGTTAAAAAGTTAAAATTAAGTGAGGAAAATTTTAACAAATTTTTATACCAAAATTCTTTATTTGACTTTGAAGATACATATTAATTTATTATCTTTGTCCCATGACAAACGATATATTATTACTTAAAGAAGTTCTGAGTGTTCCAACGGTTACTTATCAAGAAGACCTTATGGTTGAATTCTTGAAGAATTGGTTGACGGAAAACAATATTGAACATTATGTTGATGAACATAACAATGTTTATGCAACAAAACAAGAACTTGAAACTTTACCTGAGGATTTTTATTTCCCGTGTGTAATTGCACATACCGATACGGTTCATAGATTGGATACAATTATTGTCCATGAAGAACAACTTCCAAATGCCCAAGGTCAAATTAAAGATGCGTTGAAAGCTTACAACTTAAATGGATTACCAACCGGAATTGGTGGTGATGATAAGTGTGGAGTATTTGCTTGTTTAAAATTACTTCAAGAATTACCAAATGTTAAAGCGGCGTTTTTCGTGTCGGAAGAAACCGGATGTCATGGCTCCAAAAAGGCTGACCCGGAGTTTTTCAAAAATGTTGGATATGGAATTCAATTTGATGCCCCTGAAAACTGGATGATTACTGAAAAGTGTTATAGTCAAGATTTATTCGATAGAGATACTGAATTTTTTGAATCTTGTAATCAAGTATTAACGGAGAATATGGACATTGATAGTATGAGATACATGGTTCACCCATATACTGATGTTTATGCGTTGAGAAGTAAATTTAGTTTTTCTTGTATTAACTTTTCAATTGGATATTACAATTACCATACTCCGAATGAATATGTTGTTATTGAAGATGTGTTCAGAGGAATTGAGATGGGTAAACAAATGATTGAAAAACTTGGAAACAAATTACACTTTAAAGAAGTTGTTGAAATTCCAAGATATAATCACAGATTCTTCTAAAATATAAAAGAGACCATTTAGGTCTCTTTTTTTTTTATTGATATTTATATTTAAACTGAATATTATGTCAAATTTATTTAATATACCGGAAGAAGAAAAAAATAGAATTTTAAATCTTCATGAATCGGCAACTAATCGTCAATATTTACCTGAACAAGAAATTAAAAAAGGAGAGATGGGTGACCCTTATGAATATATGAAAAAGGATGGTAAATACTTTTTTAGAAATGTTAAGAAAGGTGAAACTAATTGGACTGAGGCGAATCCTAATCAAACTAAAGCAATAGATACAAAAATTTTTAAAATTACAACTGACAAAGGTAATAAAGTAAATCAACCGGTAAATAAAATTGAAAACGATAAAAAAAATGCATCTAATATTGAATCTGATTATCTATTATTTGACGGTAGTAAATTAAAATGGTTTAAAAATGGAAAAATAGTTAAATCTTGGAATGCGGTTTCAGGTAGAACTAAATTTAATACTTTTGGTGATAAAAATTCAGAACAACTTGTTAAAAAATATGGTGGTAAGAATGCTGAGTTTATGAAAATAAAAGAACAAGGACCAATACCTGCAGGTGATTATACTGTTAGTCAAATACAAAAACGAACAAATGGTAATGCCACAGATTTTATCCAAAAAAAATCGGATAAAGAACTTTATGATATTATGATGAATGATAAAGGACATAATTGGAATACCGGAACCAAAAGTGATTTTGTGGCTTGGGGTGATTATAGATTACCGATAACTAAATTTGGTGAAACTGAAACTTTTGGTAGAGGTAGTTTTTATATTCATGGGGGAGGAATTCCAGGTTCAATAGGGTGTATCGATTTATTAAATCAGATGAATGATTTTGTTAAGTATTTTGAAACTTGGAAAAATAACTCAAAAAATAAAATAATGAAATTAAAAGTCAAATATTAAAAAAAATGAAAAAAATTGTTAGATTAACCGAAAAAGATTTAAATAAACTTGTTAGACGAATTGTTAATGAGGATATAGAAACTACATTAAATTCACCTAAAGGTAAATAATTGAGTGTTAAAAACAAAATTCCTGCAAATCCACCTAAAATGTCTATTGGTGCATTTTCTGAAAGATTATGTAATGAGGGAGTTTGTAATATGAATACTGATGAACCTTTAGCGGATGTTAAAATATTTGTTTGGGGGCCGACACAACCTGGTGATAATAGACCATCTAAATTGTTAGTGTTAGACCCATTAGATAAAAAATGGTTTGAGTTAACTAAATAACTAAAAAATTATTTGTTAAGTGTTAATTTTTTTTATATTTTTGTAAAAAATAAAAGATATGAAACTAATAACATTATTACTAATCATTACAACATCGTTTTACGGTCAATCTAAAGTAGAAATTGCAAAAGAGTTACAAAAAAAACATAATCCTTCAAATAAGAATTATGTTGTTTTCATAGATTATTCCAAACCAATCTCAGAAAAAAGATTATATGTGATTGATATGAATACTTCAAAAACGATTTTAACTACTGAAGTTGCTCACGGAATAAATAGTGGTAAAGAATACGCCACCGATTTTAGTAACAAGGATAAAAGTTTAAAAAGTAGTTTGGGTGTTTATATAACACAAGAAACATATTATGGGAAATTTGGTTATTCTTTAAGAGTAAATGGTTTAGAAAAAACTAATTCTAATGCAAGACAACGAAAAATTATTTTTCATTCTAATAAAAAAATGAAAACAAAATGGTCTTTTGGGTGTTTTTCAACAAATGAAAAAATTAATAAAAAACTAATAAATCTTATAAAAAACGGATGTTTAGTTTATGTGTATAAATAAAAAAAGGGGATTTTCATCCCCTTTCTTATTATCTACCTTTTTTGGTTATTTTGATTTCTTCACCATCCATCTTTAAGTTATAGGTTTTACCCTCAACCATTTTTCCGGTTAATACTTCCTCAGACAATAAATCCTCAATTTTATCTTGGATTGCTCTTTTTAATGGTCTTGCTCCGTATATTTCATCAAATCCGACCTTAGCCAAATATTTTACAACATCATTGTCATATGTAACATTGTATTTCATTTCACTCAGACGAGTCATCAATTTAGATAATTCAATTTCTGTGATTTTCTCAATGTCCTCAGGAGTCAATGAGTTGAATACGATTGTATCATCAATACGGTTGATGAATTCAGGTGAGAAGAAATTTTTCATTTCTTTCATAAGAATATCTTTCTTAGCTTCTTCATCTGCGTATGAACCATTTGAGAAACCAATACCAGTTCCGAAATCTTGTAATTTCTTAACCCCCAAGTTTGATGTTAAGATAATCAAGGTATTTTTGAAGTTAATCTTTCTACCTAAACTATCGGTTACATGTCCATCATCTAAGATTTGAAGTAATACGGTAAAGACATCTTTATGAGCTTTTTCCACCTCATCAAATAAGATTACAGAGTATGGTTTGTTTTTAACTTTTTCAGTTAATAAACCACCTTCTTCATATCCAACATATCCCGGAGGTGCTCCAACCAATTTAGATACGGTGTGTTTCTCTTGGTATTCAGACATATCCACACGGATTAATGAATCTTCACTACCGAACATTTCTTTCGCCAATTGTTTTGCCAAGTGAGTTTTACCAACACCGGTTGAACCTAAGAAGATGAATGAACCGATAGGTCTGTTAGGGTCTTTAATACCTAAACGATTTCTCTTGATTGATTTTGCGATTTTAACAACCGCAGCATCCTGACCAATTACTTTACCCATGATTGATTTATCCAAGTTCATTAATGCCTTAGAATCGTCAGCATCCATTTTATTCACAGGAATCTTAGTCATACTTGAAACAACTTGATACACGGTTTCCAAAACAATAGTTTGTTTTTCCAAGTCCATTTGTTTTGCGAATTTTTCTTTTTCTGCCTCAAGTTTAATTAACAACTTTTTCTCCTTATCTCTAAGTTGAGCTGCTTGTTCGTAGTTTTGTTTTTTAACTACTTCCATTTTCTCAACTTTAATCTCCGCAGCTTTCTTTTTCAATTCCTCGATAATTTCAGGAACTTTAACTTCGGTTTGCATTCTCGCCCCAACCTCATCCATGATGTCGAATGCTTTATCCGGGAACTCACGGTCCGTAATATATCGGTCAGCTAATTTAACACAAGTTTCAACAACTTCGTCACTATATAATACCTTGTGGTATGATTCGTATTTATCACGAACATTTTTAAGAATTTGGATTGTTTCTTCCACAGTTGATGGTTCTACCACAACTTTTTGGAATCTACGCTCTAATGCTCCATCCTTTTCAATGTTTTTACGGAACTCATCAAGAGTTGTTGCACCAATACATTGAACTTCACCACGAGCAAGAGCTGGTTTGAAGATGTTTGAACCATCCATTGAACCTGATGAATTACCTGAACCTACCAAGGTATGGATTTCATCGATGAATACAATGATGTTTGGGTTGTCTCTTAATTCCTCGATAATCACTTTCATTCTTTCTTCGAATTGACCACGATATTTTGTACCGGCAACCACCGAAGTTAAATCAAGATTAACGATTCTTTTATCTACCAAGTTTCTTGGACATTCCCCACTAACAATTTTCATGGCAAGACCTTCAACAAGTGCGGTTTTACCACAACCAGGTTCACCAATAATAATAGGGTTATTTTTCTTTCTACGAGAAAGGATTTGAGCAATTCTCAAAATCTCGGCGTCTCTACCAATAACAGGGTCTAATTTTCCTTCTTGAGCCAATTTGTTCAAATCTCTACTGAAGTTGTCTAATACAGGAGTGTTACTATCAACTGCCTGTTTTTGTGCTTTACCACCTGATTTTTCGTTGTCGTCCATTAAGTCGTTCATAATTTTCTAATTTTATTTTACAAAGGTCTATCAAATTTTATTCTTATCCAAATTTTTAGACAAATTGTCAGTAAATTTTTTTATTACTGACATAATGTCATATATGTTGACATATTTATTTGAATGGTATATTATTTGAATGGTACAAAGGTATAAAATAAATTTGATATAAAAAAATAAAATTATGTTTGGAAACGAAAAAAACTTTAATGACATCTTAAGAGCGTTTGATGAAATGTTTGCTCAGTTCGATTCTCGTTTAGGGGAATGGAAATCACAAACTAAAGTATCCGAAGATGGTACAACAAGAATAACAACTTATTATAGAGGTAGTAAACCATTCGGAACTAAAAAACCATCGGGAGTAAAATCATTAGAAAAACAATTGGAGATTGCAATTGAAAATGAAGATTTTGAAATGGCGGTTGAATTAAGAGATAAAATCAAAAAATTTGAAACCAATCAAAAACAAATTGAAGAATTGAAAGAAGAATTGAAACAATCCATTAAAGACCAAAATTTCGAAAAATCAATTGAACTTCGAGACCAATTGAAAGAATTAAGAAAGTAAAATAAAACCCCATCCAATCGGTGGGGTTTTTTATTAGTATGAAAAATTTATAAAATCTTCTAAAAACAAGTTTTTAATTATTTGTTTATTTGTTTCTGTTTTATGTTGTTCGTAATCTATTTCTAATGGATTGGAGTTAATTGATTCCAAAGGTGGGAGATTTAGACCAATTAAGTTATTAAGAGGTGTTATATCATTAACAAGGTTTTCTAATTTGAAATGATAAAAATCACAATCCATATTTTTCCAACTAGTTTGTGTATGATAAAACCTTGAACCTCCCCATGTTGGTTTATTTGAAATCACATAATTAATGTAATCGGGATTACCGTAAAATGACTCAATAAAATTTTCTGATTTTATTGTTGAATTTAAATGAATTAAAAATTCATCAAAAGTATAACCACTAATTGGGATATGACCTTGGAACTCCGGTTTTTCAAAAATTCTTATTTGATGATAATAACTTGATATGAATTTATCATATGGGTTTCGTGTGATTTGAATTACTTTATACCCATCAAGAGATTCTATCTCATATTTTTCAACTATTTCGTCTAATTTTAAATGAATTTTATAAACCGGATATTTTTCAGATTGATATGACATTATAAACCCATTATTTACAAGACAATTATTTAAAGACCTTGATGCCGTTTTGGGTGGTTGTAAAAATATTAATTTTAATTCTTTTGATACCATAATCGTTTAATCTATTTTATGCCAATCAACAATTAAATGAATTCTATCTTCATTACCTAAATTATCAACTGAATGTAATTGTTTATCATTATTTATTTCCCACAACTCACCTATTTTTAAATTCCTCTTATCATCACCAACGGTAAAAAAACAATTCTCATTAGTTTGAATAGGTATGTGGATTCTTCTACACACAACTAAACTTATCCCCACAATGTCTCTGTGAGGTCTTATTGATTTGCCTGCGGTTAATTTAACCAAAATAGCTCTCATTATCCTACCATTTTCACCGGTATTTGATTTAATGATTTCCTCAAGATTAGAAATTTCTTCAACAAATAAAGGGTAATGGTCTGTCGGAACTAATTCAAAATGATTGAAATTAAAAGTTTTATCAAAAATGATTGGAATTGTTTTTGTGTGAACATGTTCCGTATTAAACCTTTTTTGTCTATCGGTAAATTCATCCCAATCCAAATTATTATCCTTGATAATTTTTAAAATATTATCAATATTATATTCTCCGTGTTTAATAAATGTTTCAGTTGTGTTCATAGGTATATTTATAAATATGAAACCATTTGAAAAATTTTTATCGGGTAGTGTTGGATTACAACGATTATCTCAAGCGTATTTGGAATTAAGACAATTTTTCCAAGAAGAAGGATGGAGTGAGAATCAATTGGAGAATCCTCCATATTATACTCCAACACTTATGAGATTATACGATAATTTTAAGTATGAACAAAAGTCATTGTTTCAACAAGTGACGGACTTAGGTCTTAATGTTGAGCCGAATGAATTTATGGAATTTATTCAACCAGTGTTAGAAAAAATAAACGATATAACACCATTAAGTGATGGGAATAACTAAAGAGGAAATCAAAGGAACGAAGATTATTAATGAAATAAAATCTTCAAATATTAAAAAAACAGAATACGACACAGAAACAAAAAAATTAGTTGTCGAGTTCAACAATGGATTCAAGTATGAATATGAGGAAGTTCCTCATCAAATCTATACAAAATTCAGAATGGCCGAATCACAAGGAAAATTTTTCGTTAGTGATATTTCAAAAACCTTCAAGTATAAGAAATTGTAATATTTATTAGAATGAGTAAATTACAACAAATAATAGATAGTTTTACTATCAAACCAACCCTTAATCCTAAAGTTTGGGAAAATCCGGATAATCCAAAAAAATCTGTCATGGTTCCCAAGGTGAGAAAAGCTCTTGAGCGTATTGCTGATGAGTTCATTGAATATTTGGGTGATGATGTATTTGTTGAAGATGTTATTCTAACTGGTTCATTATCTAACTTTAATTGGTCAGAGTTTTCGGATTTTGATTTACATATTGTTGTTGATATGGATGAATACGGAGATGAAGATGAATTATATAAAGAATTGTTCAATTTAAAAAAACAAGTTTTTAACGACAAACACAATATTAAAATTTTTGGATATGATGTGGAGTTATATGCTCAAGATGCTGAAGAACCTCATGTAAGTTCGGGAGTATATTCTGTTATGAATAACTCATGGATTAATATACCAAAAAAAGCAAAATTAGATATTGATAAAAAAGTCCTTGAAGATAAAATCCAAAATTGGGTGGAAAAAATTGATAAAGCGGTTGAAGAAGGTGATGTTAAAAAATTGGAACAACTTAAAGATAAATTAAAAAAATATAGACAATCCGGATTAGAAGGAGACGGTGAATTGTCCTATGAAAATTTAGTTTTCAAATATCTTAGAAGGTCTGAACACATTCAAAAACTATTCGACGCAATTAATAAAGGGACCGATAAAGAACTTTCTGTTGAGAGAAAATTAGAAGAATAGTTATTGTTCACACTAATTATTCATAATAATCATATATTTATAAATAAAAAATTAAATGGCTCAAGTAAGCGCAAATACTCAATATAATTATTCAATAGAAATATTGGGTGATTTTAGTGGTGGGACGGCACCGGCAGGTTCAGTTGCACCTCATCCAGTTGCAATCTCAACCTCAACAGGTCTTACAGGTAATACTGTTACTGACTTAAGTGCTATTGCATTAGGTGGATTTAATGGACTAAACAATTAAAAAAATTAAATTAATATACAATGGGAGATTTAAGACCAATTGGTAGTGAAAAACTAACAGGGGAAGACAAACTTAAAAGAATTATGGAAATTGCTCGTTTTAACGAAGTTATTCCTAATAGAATAAATGAAACCGCAAAATCTGAATATTCGGTTGGTCTTGCTGACGGAAACAAATATGAAATTGTTAAAGAAAGACAAGGTTATATTATAAAAAGAACTTTGACTGAAGGTGAAACAGAATATATTGAGCCGATGAAAAATAGAAAATATTATTCATCATATTCACAAGCATTAAAAAGATTGAATTTAGTCGCTGGTGAATTGAACAGAATTAATGAAAATGAAGAAGGTACTGCACTTTTTGGTGAACAAACAAAATACACATTAAAAACACCAAAACCTAAAGTAGAGGCACCATCACCTGTTGATATTCCTTCAGCACCACCAGCAGTCCCATCTCCGGAATTACCACCATCACCAATGGATGATATGGGTGGAGATGATTTAGGTCTTGACGATATGGGTGGAGATGACTTAGATACTGAAGTTGATACTGAAGTTGATGTTGATACTGAAGTTGATACGGATTCTGATGAAAATGTTACTTTCAAAACTATTCAAAAATTAACAGGTAAATTAACTCAAAAAATTAGAACATTAGATTCTAAAGAAGGTATGACTTCTGAAGATATTAAATATGTAATCAATATGGTATTATCATCATTTGATTTGACAGAATTAACTGAAGAAGATAAAGAAGATATTTTGGCAAAATTTGATGAAGAATCTGAAGATTTAGGTGGTGATGACATGGACGGTGAAGATTTAACTGACGATAGTGAAGTTGAAGATATTCAAGCTGACATGGATATTCCGGTTGAAAGTGAATTTGAAGAAGGTTTTATGTATGACGATGTTGATGAAGTAAACCCGGATGATTTAGAATTTGATGAATTTGAAATGTCTTATGAACCAAAAAAATCAATGAAGAAATTTGGTGATTATGGGAACGGAGCAATCTTAGATAGTATCTTCAGTGAATCAAAAGTGGATAAAGTCTTATCAAAATATTTTGAGATTTCTAAAAAAGAAATTTTAGAGTCAAAACAAAAAAATACTGAAAAAAGAACTAAAAATATTTCTGAGGTTAGACAAAAAATGAAATCAGTTGTTAAATTAACTGAAAGTATTGAACAAGAATTGGCTTCTCAAAAATTTTTAGAAGAAAATAAAGATGCTAAAATTATTGGAAAAACTAACAAAAATAATTTAGTGTTTGAAAATAAAGGTAAAGAAGTAAAAATTACACCAGAAGGTTTATTGTTATGAGTTATTTGATTTACGTAAATGGTTTAGGACCTAACTATAAAGGTGATAATCTTTACGAATTCATATTCTCAGATAAATTGGATGTGTGGGGTGAATCGTGGGATAATAAACCATCTAATGGATATCCTCAACCACCGGAATTAAAATATATTAAAAAAGTAGGAGTTTTGAGAGATACTGATGTAAAATTGGAATTGATTCAAAACTCCGATTTTTTTTCCATGGTAGATGCAATTGATGATGTTATTGCCTTAGCGTGGGAAAGTGATGATGAAAATCAAAAGAGAATGGTGTTCAGATTTGGAACTCCCGAACAAGAAATAAAAGACAAACTCTATGAAAGAGATTTGGTATTAGAATTTGAAAAGAAAGTTGTATATGAAAATTAACATTAAAGCGTTAGAATTAATTGAGAAAGGATTAACTTCTAAAACAGTTGCCAAGTTAACTGAATCTCAAATAGATGTTTTACATTCAAAACTTGTGGTTAGTGAACAAGTTAGTGAAGTACCGTCAAAAAAAACATATAAAGTGGGTCCAAAAGGTGGTAGTTTACCTCCTAATCCAAAAGGGTATTCTGTTAGACAAGACCCAAATACTAAAGAAGTTATTGCAACTGCTGCGGAAGGGGAAGTTAAAGAAACTGAAACTGATGATGTTACAAATCAAAATGCATTAGGTGCTGATGCATTACAATCAGTTACAGGTCAAGACGCCCCTCACATGGCTAATGACATGGCTCCGGATGGTATGGATGATGATTCTGATGATGATAGAAATATGATGGGAATGTCCGAAGGAAAGAAAAAAAATGAGGATAATCCTTGGGCTATATGTACAGCTCAGTTAGGTAAAGAATTTGGTACTCGAGAAAGACACTTATGGAGTGCGAAAGAAAATAATAAATACGAAAGATGTGTAAAAGATGTAAAAAAATCTTTGAAAGAAGGAAAAAATCCTTTATCTTTGTTCCTTGAAAATGAAATTACTAAAATTGTGGAAAGAAATTTACCACCAAAAATCACAAAAAAGGAACTTATGAATTATTTAAACGAGGCAGAACCTGCAGTAGCACCAACAAAACCGGCACCAACTACTAAACCGGGAACAAAACCAACACCTGGAAAGAGGCCTGCGCATCCGGGAAAAAATCCTAATCCGGGAGTAAATCCAAAACCTAAGGCGAAGAAAGAAACTAAAATTTCTCCGGAAGACGCTAAAGACAAGGTTTTAGATGTAATTATGAATATATTAAACAAATAATAATGGCAAAGAAAATAAAAGAACAATTAGATTACGGGAATAGACCTGAAAGAATGGACCCAAATTTGGAAAGAAAGTTGGCTAGTCCTGAAAATCTATATGCTCAAAACCCCGCAATGAAAAAGAAAGAGGCTGATGTACAAAGATTAGTTAGTAATCGATTTCAAAAAGTCGCGGAAAAATTGAGTGAAGTTACAGGTATTGAGGATTTAAGTTCTCAACAAGTTCAAGGTATGGTATTTCAAGAAATGATGAGACGATTACCTAATATCATGAGAATTGAATCGGCTCATAAAGAAGAACTTGAACAATTGGCGATTGAAGCATCTTTAGATGAAGCTGAAGTTCCTGCTGATTGGTACGAGATTGAGGCGATTTTAGGTCAAGGTATTGATACTTCTGATTTTAGAATGAGTCCTGATGATGAGGAAGAAGAAGAAGATGAGGAAGAAGAAGAATTAGAAATACCTTCTTTCGATATCGAAGATTTAACTGACGATGAAATTTTTGAATTAGAAAAACATAAAAGAAATATCATCAATGCTCTTATTCAAGGGGCTGCAAAAAAAGGTCACTATATATTCCAAAAACCGGAAATTAAAGAAAGATTGGACGCGATTGACCCGACATTATATAGAGATTATTTAGGTATAATGGCAATTAATGACTTCTTATATTTCAGTATGGAACAAATGATTGAAATGATGAGTCAAACAGGTCAAGGAGTTGCTGGAAAAGTAAAATTAAAAGACAACGACGAAGAAGGCGGTGATGAAGAAGGTGAAGAAAGACCTGACACCGTTATTGTCGCACAAGGTTTAATTTTTCCTATATTATGTCATGAAATTATTAAAGGTTTAGAAGAGGCTAAAGGTAGACATGGTTTACCTAAAGACCCTGAGATGGCTCAACGAGTTATGGGTCAAACAGATACTTTAGCAAATGAACCGATGCAATTGAGAATTGGACCTGAAATTGTGGAAAGAATTCGATTTGCATTACCTGATAAAATGTACGAACCTGAAAATAAAGGTTTGATAAACTGGTTTCATACTGTGTTATACCAAATTGAACCACAAGAATTTTTAGAAATCATTGGAAACGCAATCTCTGAGGATTCGTCAAAAGTTGCAAAAGCTACTGCAAAATTTAACGAAATTATGAGAGAGGCGATACAAATGAAAGAAGAATTTGAAAATTATAAAGAAGAAGAAGGAATTGACTCAGATGAGGACGATGACGATGGTTTAGATGATTTCTTGGGGAGTTTAGGTATATCGAGACCTAAATAACCATTAAATTCTTTTGAATAGTAAAGAACAATTAATTATAGAAATAACGAAGTGTATGAGGAATACCCCTTATGCACTTCGTACTTATTTAACGACATATGATAATACCGTATCAAAATATGTTCCGTTAGATTTATTCCCTGACCAAGTTTCCTTAATCGAGGATTACGACAATTATAACGAAAATATTGCGTTAAAGTATCGACAAGCAGGGGTTTCAACAGTTACTGCAGCTTGGGCGTCAAAAAAACTTGTTTTTGCCAAAAAAAATAAACCGGAAAAAATTCTAATCATTGCCAATAAATTGGATACATCCGTTGAGATGGCGAATAAGATTAGAGGGTTTACTGAACAATGGCCAAGTTGGGTTGGAGTTGGATTCTCAAACGAAAAAAATTCACAGAGACATTTTAAATTAACCAACGGATGTGAGGTTAAGGCGGTTGCAACATCACGAGACGCGTTAAGGGGTTATACACCTACTATACTAGTATTTGACGAGGCTGCGTTTATCGAGGCTGACGGAGATTTTTGGTCGGCATGTATGGCGTCCCTATCTACAGGGGGTAAAGTGATTGTTGTGTCAACACCAAACGGATATGACCCAATCTACTACGAAATTTATGACCAAGCATTAAGAAAAATGAATGATTTCAAAATTTCTGAAATGTTTTGGTATCGAGACCCACGATACACTAAAGACCTTTATATGGTCAAAACAAAAGATTTAGTACACTTTCTATTAAATCGAGAGGATTATGACCTAAATGATGTAATCGTTGATTTATCAATGGAAAATCCATTTGAAAGAGACCATAGTGTTGTTACAGATTATATTAACCAAGGATACAAACCTTGTTCAGCATGGTTTGAGGGGATGGTTAAAAAATTAAAATACGATAGACGAAAAGTAGCCCAAGAGTTAGAATGTAACTTCTTAGGTTCCGGAGACAATGTATTTGATTCGGATTTGATGCAAGACATTATGAAGCATCAAATTAAGGAACCCCAAGCAAAAATGATGGGTGGTAGTTTATGGATTTTTAAAGAACCGGTAAATGGACACAAATATGTTATGGGTGTCGATGTTTCTCGTGGGGATTCTGAGGATTTCTCATGTATTGAGATTATTGATTTTGATACGAGAGAACAAGTGTTAGAGTATGTAGGTAAAGTCCCACCTGATGTTTTAGCAGAGATTGCTTACAAGTGGGGTAATATGTACAACGCTTACGCGGTAATTGATATTACCGGAGGTATGGGTGTATCTACGGCAAGAAAAATGCAAGAGATGAGTTATCAAGGAGGATTGTATGTTGACGGTATTGATACAACCAACAAATGGAAATACGACCCAAAACTAAATGAAAAGATTCCGGGATTAAACTTTAATTCAAAAAGGGTTCAAATTATTGCAGCGTTTGAAGAGGCGATGAGACATAAATTTAGAATTTATTCAAGTCGTTTATATAACGAAATGAATACATTTGTTTATATCAACGGAAGACCTGACCACCAAAAAGGTCACCATGACGATTGTATCATGGGTATGGCGATGGCATTATATGTTGCGGAAAAATCATTCCAATCTTTAGAGAAAGTTACAAATCATACAAGAGCAATGTTAAACTCTTGGTCAACCGCAGTAAATGAAAACAAAAATTCATCAGAATTTTTTAATCCAATGGTCCCTCAAATGGGTAGACAATTCCCAATAAATCAAGGACCAACAAAGGATGATTACCAAAAATATGGATGGTTATTTGGAAGTTAAAACTATTTATATTATTGAGTAAATAAGTAAAATTGTAATATGAGCGAACAAAATTTAACAGTATGGCAGAGGTTATCCCAAACATTGGGACCAAATTCTTTATTGGGTCAAGATTACCCAACATTTAAATTTGATAAAAAAGAATTACTCCGTACAAAAAGTAGAGAAGAATACGAAAAAGAAAAGTTACAAGCACAACAAACTTTTTATTTAACAAACCAATGGGCTAAAGTTGAAAACAATTTATATTCACAAGCAATATATTATGAACCTTCAAGACTATCGGCTCAATATGATTACGAATCTATGGAGTATACTCCTGAGATTTCAGCGGCTTTAGACATCTACGCGGAAGAATCTACTACAACAAATGAAGATGGTTTCATTTTACAGATTTACTCAGAATCAAAAAGGATTAAAGGTGTTTTAGCGGATTTATTTAACAATGCGTTAGATATTAATACTAACCTACCAATGTGGACAAGAAATACTTGTAAGTATGGTGATAATTTTGTTTATATGAAATTAGACCCTGAAAAAGGTATTGTGGGTTGTCAACAATTACCAACTATTGAAATTGAACGACATGAGGTTGGGGTAAGTGCGAAAATATCTACTGACATCACAAAAGAATTAGATAAAGATAAAAAGGCGTTACATTTTACTTGGAAAAATAAAAACATGGAATTTCAATCATGGGAGATTGCTCACTTTAGATTATTGGGTGATGATAGAAAACTTCCTTATGGTACTTCTATGTTGGAAAAAGCAAGACGTATTTGGAAACAATTATTACTATCAGAAGATGCGATGTTAATTTATCGTACATCAAGAGCACCTGAACGAAGAATGTTTAAAGTATTCGTTGGTAATATGAATGACGATGATGTTGAAGCTTATGTACAAAGGGTTGCCAATAAGTTCAAACGAGAACAAATTGTTGATAACAAAACAGGGAATGTTGATATGAGATTTAATCAAATGGCGGTAGACCAAGATTATTTCATTCCTGTTCGTGACCCGGCGGCTCCGGACCCAATTACAACACTTCCGGGTGCAACTAACTTATCAGAGATTGCGGATATTGAATACATCCAAAAGAAATTATTAACAGCTCTTCGTGTTCCTAAAGCGTTTTTAGGGTTTGAAGAAGTGGTAGGTGATGGTAAAAATTTATCGTTACAGGATATTCGTTTTGCAAGAACCATTAACAGAATTCAAAAAAGTATGTTGGCAGAATTAAATAAGATTGCCATTATACATTTATTCTTATTAGGATTTGAAGACGAATTAGAGAATTTTACTTTAGGATTAACAAATCCATCAACACAAGCGGATTTATTAAAAATTGATGTTTGGAAAGAAAAAGTATTATTGTATAAAGATTTAGTTGCGGACCCAGGTAATGGTATCCAAGCAACTTCATCGACTTGGGCTAAGAAACATATTTTTGGTTGGTCAGACGAAGAAGTTCGTTTGGATTTACAACAACAAAGAATTGAAAGAGCTGTTGGTGAAGAACTTAAAGCGACTCCAACAGTTATTACCAAAACAGGTTTATTCGATAATATTGATAAACTTTATGGTAATCCGTCAGGTGCTACAGCTAATGCGACTGCAACTGAAACTTCTGAACCGACAGACACATTTGGAGGTGGAGGTGGTGGATTTGAAACTGCCGACTTAGGTGGTGGTGAAGAAATTGCTCCGGGTGCGGGTGAAGAAGTAACTGCACCACCTGTCGGAGGTGAGGCGGAAGTCACACCGGAATCAAGATTTGCTAACCTAAATATATTAGTTGAAAACAATCTAATTGAGGGGGCTGAAATGATAAATTTAGGTCATGGACAAGAATCTTTAGGAGAAATTTCAAAAGAATTGAACAAGTTACTAAATTCGTAATATTTATTTATAAAATTTAATAGCAATGACCTTCGGAAACATAAAATCCATAATCGAAAAAAATCTACTTGAGTCATATACTGACGAGAAAGAATTTAAAAAATCTTTGAGAGAGTTCAAACATAACGTATTGAACAATAAATCAATGTCAAAAGCGTATGCTTTATATGACCAGTTAAGCACTCCTCAGGGATTATCTGAACAGGACGCTAAAGAGTTTTTAGAAGAAGGGATTAGTTTATTAATGAAAATATTACCATCAGTAAAGTTACCAAAAGCATTGTCAGAGACTATTGAAAATAAGTATTCAGATTTGGATGTATTAACAAATACTAATAAATTGGATTTACACGAACGTATCCAAGCGAAAAAGAATATAATTAAAGTTTTATCAACAAAAAAAGAAACCGTTAAAGAATCTATTAATATCCCAATTAAATCTATGGTTAGTATTGCAAACCAAACTTTAAGAGGTTATATTGAGAATTTAGATGAAACATCAAAAAAAGAGTTTTTCCAACTAATATCTGAAGATACAAAAACATTAGAAGATAAGTTTGAAACATTGAGAGAAACCACAATCAACAAATTGAATAATATGTTGGAAAATGAAAAAGAATCGGATGTAAAAACTAAATTAACTGAAACTATTGATAAATTAAAAAATGAAAAATTTGACCAAATTAGTTTTTTAAGGTTAAAAACTTTAGAGGAATCGATTTAACATTTTTAATGAAAATATTAAAATGAGTATTATTAACTTGATTGAGTAATAATACTCATTTTTTTTTTGACATAATCATTATTTTAACATATATTTTAACAAACAAAATAAACGGAATAATGAAAAAAATTAATGAAAAAGGGAAAAAGTGTAAAATTAAATTTATACAATTCAATTAAAACTGTTTACGGGACAGTGGACTCAAAAAACTTAAAATCAATTTACATAAACATTCAATCATGGGTTACACCAAAAGATGAATACGATAATTGGAATCGAATAGTTTCTAATTTAAGTAGAGAAATTAAACATTCTGTTTATGAATCAAATAACACCTCAGTCTTCCAAGAAAAAAGTATAGTTGATTTGGACCTAAGAACAAGTGGTATTTTGTATGGAAAAAAATCGTTTTTAAACTTAGAAATAAACTTATACGCTTTAAACGAAATGGACTTTAAATCACAAGAAATAAAAGACTCTGTAAAAAAAATCACCCAAACAATTTTTAAAAATAATATTCAAAAAAACAAATATTTTGATTTTTCTAACACAAAAAAAGAAGTTATTATGTAAACAATGCTAATTGATATATTTATCATTAAAACATTTAAATGAAACAATTAAGAATTTTAGAAGCAAACGAAATTGGGCATGGTATTCTAATTGAAACTGATGCGGGTTGGGTTTCACCTAAAGACAAACATAATGAGATAGTACTTAAAGAGGCTAAAGATATGGATTACAGAAATCCATTTGAGTTTTATGCCGTTCTTCAAAAGTATGATACTCCAAATAGAAATGGTAGAACATATCCGGAAAGGATACTAAAAAGAGAGGCTGACAGATACAAACAAGCAATCGCAAAAGGATTGTCTACTTCTGAATTAAATCACCCTGAGTCGTCATTAATTGACTTAGATAGAGTGTCTCATATTATTACAGATATTTGGTGGGATAAAAACATCTTAATGGGTAAACTTAAGTTATTAACATCACCTGGGTTCCACGAAAGAGGGATTGTCTCAACTAAAGGAGACCAAGCGGCTAATTTAATGAGACAAGGAGTTACTTTAGGGATATCTTCAAGAGGTGTTGGTTCATTAAAAAAAGTTGGTGAGAGAAATGAAGTTCAAGATGATTTTGAATTAATTTGTTTTGACTTAGTATCATCACCGTCAACACCGGGAGCATATTTGTTTTCAAATGCGAATGATAGAGAGAAATATGAAGAAAACTTAGAAGAAGAAAAAAAATACAAACAAAATGATGATTATGTTGAGAAATCAGTTGACTTAATGAAAAAATTAAACGATTTTTTAGGAAAATAAAAATACACATGGAAGAAAAATTTTTTGTAGCAAAAATTCAGTATGATTTACCTGATGAGAATACAGGTAAAATTAAAAAAATTAGAGAAGAAAAACTTGTTGAAGGTTATTCAGTAACCGATGTTGAGGCGAAAGTGACTAAGAAATATGAGGGATTTACTCATGAATGGAGAATCACTTCAGTTTCTGAAAGTAAAATTGATGAGGTTATTCAATAAGAAATTCTAAATTATTTAAATAAAAAAGTGGTAATATTACCACTTTTTTTTTGAGTTAAAGTTAAGTTTATTTTATCTATTTGTAGGATAAAATGAACTTTTTTTATTTTGGGTAATATTTATTATGAAAATAACAATAATTTTTCATGCAAGAAAATAACAAATTAGTACAGGAGGCACTTATTCAAATGAAACAAGTTGAAGAAGCTATTGCCGAGAATGCAAAAGGAATACTTGCTTCAACTATGAAGGAAGAAATCAATCAGCTAGTAAAAGAATCTCTTTCTGAACAAGAAACAGAAGATGATGAGGTTGAATTAGATGTTGACATGGATGATGAAATGGACTCTGATGAAGAGGAAATGAATTTTGATATGGATACAGATAATGAAGATGAGGATGATATGGACATTGAAATGGATTTTGATATGGACATGGATTCTGACGAAACTCCAATCGACTTAACAGGTGCATCTGACGAAGAAATTTTAAAAGTATTCAAAGCTATGGGAGAAGAAGATGGAATCATTGTTAAAAAAGACGGTGATGACATCCACTTAACTGATAACGATACTGATGAAGAGTATTTAGTTAAACTTGGTGAATCTGAAGAGGATATGTTAGACGAAGAGGACGACATGGAATTTGAAATGGATGAGGAAATGGAAGAAGACGACATGGAATTTGAAATGGATGAGGAAATGGACGACCAAACAACTGACGACGTTATTGACGCAATTTTTGCTGAAGAAGATGACATGTATTCAGAAGAGGACGAAGAAGTTATGTTCGAAATTGAATTTGAAGACGATGAAGAAGATTTCATCGATGAAGAAGAAGAAGAAGATGAAGACATGATGGACGAAGAAGAAGATTTGGAAGAATCTTACAACCCAAGAAAAGCTGTGAGAGAAGGAAAATCAACAGTTAAACCTAAAGGTGTTGGTATTGGCTCAGGTCCTAAATTTACTTACAAAGATAAAGCTGCAGGCGGATTCAAAGAAGATAAAAAAGAAGGTCCTAAATCTGTAGGTACAGGTAAAGCTAAATTCGATTACAAGAAAGGTGAAAATATGGAAGGAAAATCCAAAGTTGTTAAGGCAGAAACAAAAGAAGGTGATTACGGAATGAATAAAGGTGATAAATCTAAAACTCATAGAGGTGATAAAGATTACACTACTAAAAAAGGTGATACTTTAAAAAGAAAAGCTTTTGAAAAAGAAGAAACTAAAGAAGCTGCTAGAACTTATGGAATGGGTTCCAAAGAAGGACGAGGTCTTAGAAAGGGAATTACTAATAACAGAAATTATAACTACGGAAATAATGGAGTTAAAGTAGAATCTGTTGAGGCTGAAGTTAAAATGTTAAGAGAGAAAAACGAAGAATACAGAAAAGCATTAAATGTTTTCAGAGAAAAACTTAATGAAGTCGCAATCTTCAACTCAAACTTAGCATACGCTACGAGATTATTTACTGAACATTCAACGACTAAAAAAGAGAAAATTAATATCTTAAGAAGATTTGACGATGTTGAAACTTTAAAAGAATCTAAAAATCTTTATAAGTCAATCAAGGATGAATTATCTCAACCGGAAACAAAAAAATCAATTACTGAATCAGTAGAAAATAAAATTCAAAAAACCGTTTCTACAGGTTCATCGACTACACTAATTGAATCAAAAACTTATGAGAATCCTCAATTCATGAGAATGAAAGATTTGATGAGTAAATTAGGGTAATCATAATAAATAAAAATTAAAAAAACAAATACTAAAATGGGAGCATTATTAGAATCAGGTCTTGTTGGTAACATTGGATTAAAACATTTAAAAGTTATCAAAGAAGATACAATCAACAAATGGGATAAATTAGGTTTCTTAGAGGGACTTAAAGGTCACATGAAAGAAAACGTTGCACAACTTTATGAAAACCAAGCATCGTATTTAATTAACGAAGCATCAACTACATCTGATACAGGTGCATTTGAAACTGTGGTTTTCCCTATCGTTAGAAGAGTTTTCTCTAAATTATTAGCGAACGATATCGTTTCTGTACAAGCTATGAACTTACCAATCGGTAAATTATTCTACTTCGTACCTAACATTCAGTCATATGAGAATGCGGATAACCAACATTGGGCACCTTATGGTTCACCAAATGCTGCGGCTGACCAAACACCTAACTCAGGTTATGACTATAACAACACTAAAGACCTTTATGATAGATTCTATGAAGGTAATGAACCAGCGTTAGACCCACCAGGTTTATATGACTATTCAAAAGGACAATTTTCTGCTATTACAGCAGGTGTTGCAACAGTTGCATGGGTTGGAGATTCATTAACTCCTTCAGCATATACTTCAGATAATTATAGAAAAGTACTTGTTGTTATGACAGGTTTCGCGTCTGACGCAGCTGGTAAATTGATTGGTCCTGATGGTAACCCAATGGATAACGAATCTTTCTTAGCTGATTTAACAATTTATGGTGTATCAGGTAATACTACAACATCAGCTAACACTTCAAACCCTTACTTATTCAGAGTTGTGACTCAAAGATATGGTAAAGGTATTGTTGAATATGGAAACAATAACGCAACATTAACTTTCCCTGGTAGTAAAACAGGTGGAGGTCAATATGACAATGTTTGTGACGCTGAAGGTAAAATTTACTTAGAGGTTGACTTACAAGTTCCTGTATGTATTACTTGTGGTGGTTCATTAGATGGTTATACAGGTTCAACATTCGAGTCGACTGCAGCATATAATAACGCATTTACTGCTACTTACAAAATCTACAAAAATTTAGAGTTTGAAGATAGAATTGGTGAGGTTTCTTTTGACTTAATGTCAGTTACTGTATCTGTTACAGAAAGAAAATTAAGAGCACAATGGTCTCCTGAAATGGCTCAAGACGTTGCGGCATTCCATAACATTGATGCTGAGGCTGAATTAACAGCTTTATTATCAGAACAAGTTGCGGCTGAAATCGACCGTGAAATCTTAAGAGATTTACGTAAAGGTGCGGCATGGAACTTAAGATGGGATTACAACGGATGGAAGAGATTAGGTTCTAATGCAGTTCCTTACACTCAAAAAGACTGGAACCAAACGCTTATCACAGCGATTAACCAAATTTCTGCTCAAATCCACAAATCAACATTAAGAGGTGGAGCTAACTGGATTGTAGTTTCTTCTGAAATCTCAGCAATCTTTGATGATTTAGAATACTTCCACGTATCAAACGCTTCTCCTGAGCAAGACCAATACAACATGGGTATTGAAAGAGTTGGTACTTTAGCAGGTCGTTACCAAGTTTACCGTGACCCTTACTTCCCACCAAACCAAGTGTTAATGGGACACAAAGGAACATCATTGTTAGATACAGGTTACATCTACGCACCATACGTACCATTACAATTAACTCCAACAATGTACAACCCATTCAACTTTACACCGATTAAAGGTATAATGACACGTTACGCTAAGAAAATGGTTAACAACAGATTCTACGGACGTATCACAGTTGATGGTGTTAGAACATTCGACTTAAGAGAATTGAGATAATCAATATCTTATGATATACCAAAAAGAGGACAAATATTTGTCCTCTTTTTTTTTATGAAGTATTTATAAAAAAAATAAAAGTTATGATAAAACAAACATGGAATATAAATGAAGATGAAAAAAATAGAATTTTGAATCTTCATGAAACTGCAACTAAAAAACTTTATTTAATTAAAGAAGATGTTACGGAACCTATAAAATTTAATATTTCAAATTCGTTTCCAAGTGGGAAATATCAATTAACAAATACAACTGAAATCGATAATGCGATAAGTAAAATTAATGAATTCTTGAAAACAGGTAAGGGTTCTTTTAATACTATTGTGATTAATTCGTCAGAATCAAAAGTGCCAAATAAAGGTGTTGGTTTAAAACCTGGTGATTTATCTAAATTGAGAGCTTCAGAAGTTGAAAAATATATTAAATCAAAATTAGGTGATAAAATATCGGTTAAAATTAATGATTTAGGAGCTCAAGGTCCGGAATGGAATAGTTCGAAAGGTAGTAATAATCCTGAATATACAAAATATCAGTATGTGACTTTATCTCTTTCTGCTGAAAAGTGTAAATTTGATATTAAATACGAAGGGGTTCAAGGTTCTCAGGTAAATAATTACATAGCTATTTTACCCCCAAAATATAAAAATGTTTTAAGTGATAAAGGTAAATTGAGTTTTTATACAGGTACTATGCCTGATAGATTAATTGTTACTGACACACAAAAACAAATAACATTAGACACTGGGTATGTGTCTACAGAATTATATATGGACGATAAAATAAATTATATACCTGCATGGGTTGATAGTTTAACTAAAATATATAACCAAAAATCCCCGGCAGTTAGTGGTAGTAAAATAATTACTAAAACAGTGTCATCTGTTGAGGAATTAATTTCGTTAATTTTTAAAGACGAAAAAGTAAAAAAAATTATTTTGGACTTAGTTAATAAAAAAAATATTGACAAGTTATTGGCGGTATTAAACCAATACTCCAATACAGGTGAAGTATCACTTGGTTTTAAAAATTTATTGGACCAATTCAATTCAGGTGTTCGTGAATTCGTATTATATGAAAAAAGAAATTCACCTTATGAACTTATATATGATGCAAGTAAAGGGAATAATTTGTTTTTTGTTTATGCACCTATTGGTGGTAAGGGAATGGGTTCTACAGGATTTAAAATAGAGGGTGGTTGTATTTAACCACCCTTTTTTAATTAATTTTAATTCTTTTAGTTTCTTTATCATGTACATTACCTGATTTGTCTTCATAAACAATTCCTTCGACATAAACATCATTATGTGTTATTTTATATGAACCAATAACTTTTACTTTATAAACTAAAGATAAAGAATCCATTTTTTTGGTGACAGTTTGGTCTACTTTTTTATTTGAATCTTTTTTATTTTCTTGTGAAAATGAAAATGTTCCAATTAATAATAATGATAATACAAATAATTTTTTCATGATTTATAAATTTTCTACAAATATAAATACTTTTTACTTCACTGCAAAATTTTTTTAAATATATTTATTAATAGATTTTAGTTTATCAGTCCCCAGTCTAACAGGCTGTTGAGTATTCACGGACACGAAGGTATTGGTAACATAGTCAATAAAACTATTATAAAATTAAAAAAAAATGAATTACACTTCAAATCAAGGTGTGATGCGTCCTACCGCACACATCACCAAAAAAAAATCTCGTCTTAAGGTCTACAATGGACATGTTGTTTTTTTAGAAAACAATGATAATTTTGAATTCGAGTTACACAATCCTAAACAAAATTCTGTTTTAGTTAAAATCAAATTAAATGGTGAATACATATCATCTAATGGTGTTGTATTGAGACCGGGTCAAAGAATGTTTTTAGAAAGGTTTTTAGACACAAATAATAAATTTGAGTTCAGTACCTATGAAGTTAACAATACATCCGAGAATCGTAACGCGATTGAGTTAAATGGGGATGTTAGAATAGAATTCTACGATGAACAAATAATTTACAACTCATTCTTAAGTTTAGGTTCGACCTCTACAGGTGCGGTATACCGTCCTTGGGCTCAAAATATAATGGGAGGAGTCATAAATACTTGTCATACGACTACAAATGACCACGGAATTACTTTTTCAACTAATTCATTAAATACTTCATCTACTTTTACAAGTAGTTCTTCACAACCGGTATTATCTTCCTTATCAACAAAGTCAATTGAAACCGGTCGAGTTGAAAAAGGGAAAAAATCAAATCAAAGTTTTACTAATTCGTACGAACAATTCAATCCATTCACCTCACATCAAATTACTTTTAAAATTAAACCTTTAAGTAGTAAGAATAAAACTTCTCAGGATATTAGACAATATTGTGAAGAATGTAATACAAAGGTGAAATCTAATTTTAAATTTTGTCCAACTTGTGGTAATGATTTAACAAAACCGAAAGAAACAAAAATTAAATATACTGATAAGGTTGGGATAAATGTCAATGGACGTAGTTTGGTAATGACCACATTTAGAATAACCTTAGATAAATTGATTGAACAAAATCAAGGTAAAACAATTGTAATACACAAACCTTCATTATCTGAAGATTATTTAAGAGCGATAATATATTAACAAAAAAAGGGTTCCGTGAGACCCTTTTTTTATTCTACTTCAGGTTTATCCCCTGAAACCATTTTGTGTAATAATCTTAATGATTTTGAAACTAATTCTGTTTCTTGTAGTGTAAACAATCTTGATTCATGGACATAATGTAATGATTGTGTAAGAATATAAAAAGATTGTGCCATGTCTAAATTATCAATTAAACTATCGACATCTTCAGGTTTATTATACCCTATACTACCAAAAAGTAATCCCACAGGCTGTTTTTCTTGTTCCATAATAATTTTTTTGGATATTTATATTTAAGTTAATTATATGAAAAAGAATAATATAAGTGAAGTAACGGGTTCTGGAAATTCAGGACATTTTAAAGTACCGATAGTTTTGGCACCTCAAGAGTGGACTGAAGATGAATTAGGTCCATTTACAGATAGTGTATATAGCTACACTAACGCTGAATTGGCATATGAAGAGGCAGATGGTGATTTTAAAGAAAGTCCAAGTAAAAGAGCTGAAATTGAAAGAAAAACCAAAAAGTTAAGTAAATTGGACACATATCTAAAGAAATTTTATACAGGTCAAAATGATGAGGATGGAAGTAATATTGCTGATGTCGAAAATCCTAATACCATAATAAAAAAAGCGGTTGGACCATTGAAAGAAGAATTACTAAAAGAAGATTTGGCGGTTTGGTTTGGTACAAAGAAAAAACCAAAAGGTTCAAAACAACCAAAAGGCCCGTGGGTTAATATCTGTAGAAAAGTCGATGGAAAACACCCACCTTGTGGAAGACCAGATGCTGATTCAAAAGGATATCCAAAATGTCGTGCTGCCGGAGTTGCCGGTAAAATGAGTGATTCTGAAAAAAAATCAGCATGTGCACAAAAAAGAAGTGCTGAGAAAAAAAATCCAAAATCAGGTAAAGGTAATAAACCAACTATGACTAGTTACAAACCAAGGAAAGAATCAATAAGAAATATTATTATAAATGTATTAAAAGAAGAAATAAAAAAACCCCGAACTTAAATTTGGGGTTTTGTTTTTTGTACAATTCTGTTTTTTAATTTTGAAAGAGAATATTCTACTTGAGATTTCATTTGTTCAATTCTTCTCATTCGGTTTTCTTGTACTTTATTATCAAACATATTAACCATCTTATTCCAATCCCTATCGGTCATAGAAATATTACTATAATAACATACGTGGTTAATTATGGTTATTTTTTTATCGTCTAAAATTACAAACACACCTAATTTTTTATTTTCAATTAATCTGTGAGAAGATAACGGTGCTATTTCATAAATTGAATTAGGGTGTTTCAATGCGTTACGAAAAATAAATTTACAGTCATTAATGTCTGCTAATTTATTCGGGTCAACTACATCATAAAATAGTTTAAGTTCTAATAATTTTTTTCGAACTGCTCTTCGTTTTAATTTTCTTTTGATAAATTTTAACATGACTATAATTTTAACTCCACAAAGATAAATAATTTTTTTGAACTACCAAAATTTTACAAAAAAATAATAATTGAATTTTACTTTTTGGTTAGTTTTAGTTATATTTATCAAGGTATAAAAATTAATTATGAAATATACGAAGAATTATTTATTAAATCGAATATAACAAAGGTCTCGAGGACAAGTGTCTTCGGGACTTTTTTATTATAAACCAAAATTAAATTTAAATGAAAACAAAGTTTATCGGAGCATTGCTATTAACATTAGCATTTTCGTTGGGGGCTTTCTCCCAAACAAAAGGAAAGGTAGTTGACCAATCTACAAATGAACCATTGGTCGGGGCTCATGTTCAATTTAAAACTGAACATACAACCACAGGTCTTGAAGGAGAGTTCGAATTAAAGACCGCAAAAACTAATGATGTTATTTCAGTATCTTATTTGGGTTACGGAAAAAGACAATACACTGTTAACGGTGGAAATGTTCTTATTTCGTTAAATCCTGAAGAAAATTCATTGGCTGAGGTAGTTGTTGTTGGTAAAGGGGTAATTGACGTTGCTCAAGGTCGTAAAACACCTATTGCGGTGTCTACCATTAAAATGGCTGAGATACAGGCTAAAATCGGTTCTAATGACATTACACAGACATTGGTTAACACACCATCTATTTATGTTGCAGGACAATCAGGAGGTTTTGGTGATTCAAGAATTTCAGTTCGTGGATTCCAACAAGATAACACAGCATTCTTATTAAACGGACAACCAATTAATGGTATGGAAGATGGTAAGATGTATTGGTCAAACTGGTCAGGTATGGGAGATATTGCAAATGCAATTCAAATCCAAAGAGGTTTAGGTTCGTCTAAATTGGCTATTTCATCAGTTGGAGGTACTGTGAACTTTATCACTAAAACTATTGATAAAAGAGAAGGTGGTTTCGTTTCAACTAATGTTGGTAATGATAACTATCTAAAAACTACTGCGACATATAGTACCGGTTTAATGAAAAACGGACTTGCAGTTACAACAATGTTCTCTCATTGGCAAGGTGATGGATTTAATGACGGAACTCAAGGACAAGGTCAAAATTATTTTATCTCTTTAGGATATAAATTGAATGACAAACATAATTTTAACTTCTTAATTACAGGTGCACCACAATGGCACAACCAAAACTTTAGTAAAAGAATTTCAGATTATTTAGGGTTCGGTAGAAAGTACAATAACAACTATGGTTATTTAAACGGACAATTTTTATCTGAAAGAGTAAACTTCTATCACAAACCGGTTGCGAATATTAACTGGGATTACAAGATTAGTGAAAAAACTAACTTATCTACCGTGTTATATGCATCTTGGGGTAGAGGTGGTGGAACAGGAAACTATGGTGCGTCAGGGAACAAAAAATTCAAAACAGAATTAAATCCTTATACTAACCAAGTTCAAAACACTTATATTGACTTTGACCAAATTTACGCTAACAATAGTGCAATTGCTAACGGAGCAGGAACTTTTGCTAATAGTTATTTAATTAGGTCATCAATGAATAACCATTCTTGGTATGGTGTGGTATCTAATCTTAATACAAAATTAACTGAAAACCTTAATTTAAATTTAGGTGTTGATTTAAGAACTTACGATGGTACACATTACAGACAAGTTAATAACTTTTTAGGTTTAACAAATTTTACTGATTCAAGAAGATTAAGAGGTTCTAACCATCAAATGCAAGGTAGTAATGTGTTACAAACAGTAACCGAATCATTATCAACAAATCCATGGGGTGCATCATTTAACAATTTAAGTGAATCTCAAAGAATCGATTATGATTATAGTGAAACAATTAACTATGGTGGTATATTTGGACAATTAGAATATAGTAAAGATAATTTTTCTGCATTCGTACAAGGTTCATTATCAAATCAAACTCATGTTAGATTTGACAGATATGATTACTTACCGGAATATGAAAAATCTGAAAAAGTTGAAAATTTAGGATATAACCTTAAAGCTGGTGGTAGTTATACAATTAATGATAAACACTCGTTTTATGTAAATACAGGATTATATTCTCGTCAACCATATCATGATAACATTTATTTAAATTTTACTAATGAAGTAAACCCATTAACATCAAATGAAAAAATATTTGGTTTAGAGGGTGGATATACATTCAAATCTAAATTTATTAGTGGTAGTGTTAATGCATACAGAACTTCTTGGAAAGATAGAGTTGTTTCATCATCAAGAGTAGTTACTTTACCAACTGAAACAATTGGAACCACAGTATTAACTCAAGGTGATTTAGTTTATAAGTCTAATTTAGGTGTAGAACAAATTCACTCAGGTGTAGAGGTTGATTTTATTGTTAAACCGACAACAAAATTAGATATTAAAGGTTTTGCGTCTATCGGAAATTGGGAATACAACGGTAGTTCAATTACAAGACAAATTGATGAAAATCAAAATGTATTAACAGAAACTTTAGTTGATGTTGATGGTGGTAAAGTTGGTGACGCTGCTCAAACTACTTGGGGGTTAGGTGCAAAATATGAAGTATTAAGAGGTTTATCTGTTGATGCTGATTGGAGAACTTATGACAAGTTATATGCAAGTGTTGGCGCGGTTAAAGACAATTTATTATTACCAACATATGATTTAGTTGACGCTGGTGTTTCTTATAAATTATTATTAGGAAAAAATAAAAAAGATAATTTAACTTTAAGAGTAAATGTTAATAACGTATTTGACGAAGTTTATTTATCTGAATTATCAAGTAATATTAAAACAACAGACAACATTAGTTCGTCAAATCCATCTTTAGGTACTTATCAATCAAACGGTAGAGTTTATAACGGAATTGCGGATGGTAATCAAGGTTTCTTCGGATTAGGTAGAACATGGAATGTATCTTTACGTTACAACTTCTAATTAGAAACTAACATATAAAATAAAACCCCCATTTAAAGTGGGGGTTTTTTATTGTGATAAATTTTCTTTTAATAGTTTAATGAAGTTTTCCCATCTATTCTTATCATTATCATTTCTACCGATATTTGCGGAATAACAAGTTAATACTACATTATCTTTAGTGTAACCTTTATTATTATCTAATCTATCTAAAGAAGGTTGTTGAGGGTCTTTTTTATTAGATGAAGGTATTAATGGAATATTAAACCAGTAACATCTACCTTTTTGTTTTATAAAAAGTTCTTTAATGTCTTTCACAGTTAAATTGTGTTCAATTCCTTTACGATGTTTAGAATCGTTTAGTAATGTATTTTCCCATAATCGAATTCTTCTCTCTTTTTGTTTAATACCTTCTTGTTTTCTAAAATCAGGGTCTTGTCTTTTTTTTCTTTTACTTTCTCTCGTAATTTCTAAAAAACATTGTTTACATTTATTACCTCTTTGAGTTTCATAAAACTCAGAGTTATCTTTTATTTGCCCGCATTTATTACATTGTTTTCCCATACTAATAAATATACGGGAAAACATTAAAAGATAAAAAAAAGAGGAAAAAATCCTCTTTTAATTTTTTAACAATAAGGTGGTGAACATTTTTTCTTCCCGTCAAGACCCGGTTTGGTTCCTTTACACACTTGAACCCCATAACCATTACTATATGCGCTTGGGTGGACTTTAAACTTTCCTTTTGCAGCTGCTAATCCACGAGCACATAATTTTGTACCTGTTTTTTTCTTACCTTCCATTACTGGTTCGTAATCAATAAATTCTTTCTTAGTTTCATTCATTAAAAAATCAAAAACTTGGTCCATATTATTTTTAGCTTCAGTTATATGGTCATCTGCCCAATCATGTCCACCATCATTTAAAATTTCATCGATTTGTTGAGGGTCTAATTCTAACAACATTTCACATTGTCTTTTAATTTGTTGTAGATTACTAAAAAACATGTAATCAGCAACTTCTTGTTCTTGAAGGACTTTTTTTACAAGTTTATTTAAATCTGATTCTGTAAGTTTAATTATCTTTTTCATTATTTTGTGTTTACGATATTAAATGTTAATTGTTTTTTATAAGTATCTTTTTCACCTGAAGTATTCACTTGAATATCTACATAATATTGATTTGGTATTTTATCTCTCATATCAAACATAAAATAATATTCAGTTGGTGTTCTATTGATAGGGGTCCAATCTTGAACTAAAACTTCGGTAGTTCCTTCTTTAACATAAACTCTATAATATGCTGAAACATCTAATAGTAATTGCTGACCGGTATACGCCTTTTTAATTGTTACTCCAACTTTTCTAATATCGGTATTCAGTATTTGTTCATTCTGTAAAATACCATAGAAATTAAATCCATATTTTTGAGGTTCTTTAGATACTGAACCAATTTGGATTCCTGCTGAGTATTCTTGTAAAACAAACTGATTTCTTACGTTTGGAATATTTTGTCCGTTAATTGTTAGACCTGACCAAACATCATAGAAAAGACATGGTGATGGACTTCCTGTAAACCCATTCGGTACTATTACTTCATAAACTCCTTTAGTTCTTAAACAAGTGTCTAATCTTGACATACCACTAACGGCAACACCATCCCTATCTTCAATTCTAACATATGGGTCCGAATCTAAATTGACCAAATCACCATTTTGATAAACATATAAGTATAATTTATTTTCTTGATTCTTTAAAAATTGATTTCGGTCATCTTGAATTAAATCATCATATGTTGTTTGTAAAAAAGGTTGATAGAATGTTTGGGTATGTCTTGAGAAAAATGCAACACTATAACTATCGGTTAATCCGGTGATGTTTTCGATTTGAGGTAAATACGCAAGACCCCAACCTGTAACACCGGTAATAGTACCATTTAATACTCCATTGATTTCATCCGACATATCCATATTCAGGTCTTCATTACCTAATTCAAAATGTTGTTGTGCGACAATTGTCAAACCTGAATAATTAACAACTCCTTGATTCTTGTTGTTGTAAATTCCGGGTTCTGACCAATTACTGATAGTTGTTGTTTGGTACCAGTTGGAAGGTCTGTTTGAATATGCTCTACTATCCACATATGTTAATGGGGTTAGGGAACCTGTTGGGCTATTTTGAGTAATGTTAAAATTACTATAATCGTATCCAACACCCTCATCCCAAGATTGACTTCCCCCTGTTGTACCGGAAATTTGTGGAATTCTAAATAATATTAAATCAAATGAAGTTGCTCTTCTTCTTTCGTTTGTCATGAAAGTATTTAATAATTCATTATCGAATGAAGAGGTATTTGTCATTTTCAATGTGTGTGTCATTGCCGAAGTACATCCGGTTGAAATTACACCTGATTGAATGTTTTGTTCTAATAATGATAAATCTAAATCGAAGATATATCTTGTGTATCCAAAATTTGGAACTATTAAATCTGACGCACCAAAATTCAGTTCAATAACAGGGTTTCTTCCTGTATTAACATATGAATCTGAAATGATGGTGTTGTTTTTATCTATGTATGACCTTAAAATTGACATCTATCGTTTTAATTATAAATATCAATTAAGTCGAATATCTGCATTTAATATTTTAGTATATGCATTTTGTAGTTCTTGTAAGATGTTTGAAACGGTTGAACCATCCTCAGTTACACTTACAGGAGCTAATCCAGGATACGCGTGAGTATGACTAACCAAGAATCTTACAATTAAATTGATTAACTCTAAAAGTTCCTCACCTCTCACCATACTTGAAGTGTTTGGTATGATTTGGTCAGCAAATACTTCTGAAGAAATTCCATATAATGTGTCATTCAAATTGATTTTATCTTTACCCGGAATTTGTGAATTGTGAGATAATAAAAATAATTTATCACTTGCAAGTGCACCGTAAGTAGTTTCTCCTTGAATTGTTTTACTTTGTCGTAAAAACATTTTGACAGGTGTTAAAGGTGTTGTTAAAGTGACAATACCTTTAGTAACAATAAAACCATAACCCCCTTGGTCTGCACTATTAAGTTTTATAGACTTATAAATCTCCGAAATATTTTTTACTTCATTAAATGTCGATAATGAAGATGTTGGTTGGATATTTTTTAATTTATTATACATCAAATTTGATGGTCTAAAAAATATTGGAAACTTACTACCTTCTGAATTGTTTGGAAATAACCTATCACCTGTTGTACTAACATTACTTGAATTACAGGTTTTGATAAAATCATTTATGAATTTTATTGTTTCGGCTTTTGATAATAATGTAAAATTTTGAGTATAGACTATTTTTTTAAGGTTTTCATTAACAACACTCCCAACTGTTAAATTTTTAGTATTAACAGATGCATCCGGTTTCAATTGGTATAAATAAACCGAACCAGTAAATTTATCTTGAGTATTTTCAGGGTTAGATACTGACCATTCGATTAAATAATTTACTAATTGTACATTTTCTTTTAATTCAAAATATGTTTTTGGGTTTAAAGTTTCTTTTGTACTACCAAATTTTGATAACTGTAAAAACCCTCTTTTTTCATTACCTGTTGGAAAGACATTTGGTTGTAAAATATCCCCTTTAAATTTTCCGGCCCTTAATAATACTTCATCTTGTTTAACAATCAAATCGGCACTACCACGGCCTAATATTGCATTATCTCCCGGTTCAGGAAACACACCTTTAGTTACTTGTGATGAATAACTACCGTCTTTATTTTTTAAATTATTTGCAGGTGCAATTTGAAGACCTGTTCCTGTGTATTTATTACCACCAAAATTAAATTCTTGAAATGTTGCGGTTGGTGTTGAAAACCCATTTTGAACATAGTATTGATTTTGATATTTAAAATCTCTATTAAGAAAGAATACTTGTATCAACTCATCATTTTTTGGTACTTGATATACAAAATAAGGTAATAGTGGGTTAAAAATTAAAGGGTCTCTTGATGACCATGGGTCGGTCAAAGGATTCCAATTTTCAACACTCTTTAAAATATCTTCATAATTATCGGTTACTATTCTAGCACGAACACGACCCAACATTAATGGGTCTTGATTATCTAAAACAACACACTGATAAAATAATGGTTTACTCATTGTTATTTCTTTCTTGATAAACTTTTAATGTATTATTATATAATTCTTCCACTTTATCTAAATAACGAGTAGAATTTATTATACTTTCTTTCGTCGATTCAAAATCTGACGATAATAAATCCATAAATTCGACTAATTTTTGATTAGGTAAATTTTTTAGATTTGATTGTTCTTTAATTATATTTTCAAATTCTTCTTTTTTCATATTAAACGCATTTTCCATATCCTGGTCCAAAAGTGGTAATTACTTCAACTTTTTCATTTTCAGCTCTTTCAATATCAACTCCTTTATTGGCGGCTAAATTAAATTGTAACATTAAATTTGGTGTTCCGTCAGGTAATGCACCTGTTGGGATTCCTAACCCTTGTAAAAGTTCTATTGTATTTATTGTCGCTCTTTCAGGTGAATAACCCGGAAGTAAATTTGTTAAATATAAAAGTGGTGGTGGAATCGAACTTTGACTTATCAATGGTTTAGGGCCTAAATTATTGATAGTATTTAACAATAATAAAATGTTACTCATTAAAGATTTACATTTTCGGTAATCACTAATTAACTGAGATAATATTAAAGCTAATTGGATTAGTTTTAATATTATTGCATATTTTTTTAATCGTTGAGATTTACTAATATCACCAATAATTAATGCTACTAAATTTAAAATATCTTTTTTTAATTCTTGAAATAAAATTTTCAAAAATTCATTATTGATTAATGAAATCGTTTGTATTGCAAAACTTCGATATTTGTTAATAAAATCAACACCACCTGTTACAACATTACTTGCACTACCACCTACAGTGTTTCCTGATTGTATTTGTGTATTAGCACTTGTTACTGCTTGGTTATAAGTATAAGTTGCACCTGATTGAACAGTTGATAATAAAGTATATAATGGTAATAATACTTTAGGAGACAATACCGCGGCGGCAACCGCTAAAGGTATTTGTTTAATCACATTTTTATCAATAGCGACTGACGCATTGAAATTAGAGGGTACGATAGGTGCCCACTGAGGATTTTGTGATATAGAGTTTATAATATTAGACATTGTCGAAACTTGGTCTTGTGTTGGTTGGTCGTCTAATTCATCTCTAAATATTATTAATTGGTCTACCAAATTTTGACTATCGACAGGTAATTTAACATTTTCACAATCCACAAACTCCATCACACCGTTTTGAACATTTGATATTTCCAAATCAATATTTCTTAAATCAACTTCGGTTAATTCAAAAAAACTATCATCTACACCATCAAGTTCGGCGATTTTAGCAGTACCACTTACATCAATTTCCTGTCTGGAATCAAAACATAAACCTAAGATTCTTTGTGCGATTAAAAAAAACTTAGATTGATTTGATATTGCTCCACTACCTATTTGTGAATTAATACTGATTGCACCTGAAAGTATGTTGACTAACTGCATTTGAATATCAGTTGAATCTACAAGTTTTATGGTACTATAATAATCCGATAAAAATTCACCAACATTATTCGACAAACTACCGTTTGAGTTTAACCTATCAATTAATGCGACACGATAATAATTTCCGGTCACACCAAAACTATTGGTTGTGGTGTATTGAATATCAAATAAATTTTTTCCTGATTTACCGGTATAAACTTTACCATTAATTTGACCTAATGATTGATTTTGATATTGTGTTTTGGTTAACTCATACAATTGTTTGTTCATCGGGAAAGCCTTCGTACCTCCGTAAGGTCTAAAAATAGGGCTTGCAGATGGAGTTGGTTTTTCGTAAAAAATTTTACCAAAAGGTGTGTCAGGTGATTTTGTTAAATTTGAAAATAAGTCAATTGACTGTACAGGAATATAAATACCCTCAGTTTGGTCTAAAGAGGATAATGGTGTAAGTTGTGGGTTAAAATTTGCGGACAACCCTTTATATGTCTGTTCTTGAGAACACCCTAACGCCTTTATAGTCTGCTCTTTAATTATTGCGGCCATTTTAGGTTCCAACTTAGTGGCAACCTCAAGGACTTTAGTACGAAGATATCTGATAGATTCACTACCATTACCTTTAGTTGTACCTAAAAAATCCAACAATTTATCTGTTGAATTTGGTGGGTCTTTTAAATATCTTTTTTGTAAATCTTTAACTTTATCAAGTTGAGTTGCCAACTGAGCAGTAGATTTCGATAAAGAGTCTCCTTTAGTTTTTCTTAATTGTTTTTCTGACTGTGAAACTTCTGTAAAAGTTTTCAGTGCATTAAGACGACTTTGTATTTTATCTTCTGAGTTGGTTAAATCGGTGATTGCTTGCATCATGTTAGATTACATTTTATATTTTTCTAAATCATCAGAAACATCTTTCTCTATTAAATTTTGTAACAAATCATCGTCCAAATCCGCCATAGAGAAAGATTCGGTGTTATTATTTGATTTTTCCCAAATAGTTGATTGGAGTTTAGATAAACTTATTTTTTTCTCTACACAATCGTTGACTATTTTTTGCTGTTTTTCAATAACAGGCCCAATAGTAACCATGTCAGCAGGGTCTTTTAACATTGCTAACATTTTATTTTGGATTCTAATAGCAGTTTGTCTTTGCTCAACAAGTTCGTTATAGATTTCTTGCATGAGTGATAATATAGATTCTTTAGAAAAATTAATTTCTTTTCTTGTCGGTCTTGCCATAACTATAAATACTTTCCGTTTAGTTTTTCATTTTTACCTGAATAAATAGGTAAAGTTTTTTGAATCTTTTAATTGAACTGCGAATTTCTTTAGTACTTAAATTAGTCATTTCTCGTAATGACAACAAGATTACATTTTTATTAAATTTATTGTTATCTGCACCTGAAAATATTTCTTCATAGTTATCAAACAAATCAATTAATGCGTAACCTAATTTTTTCTCATTTTCATTTAAAGATTCTTTTTCAATAAAAGTTTTTAGTTCTTTTAAGTATTCATTAATAATTGCATGCGTGTCAATAACATCCTCATCAATTCTATATATCATGTCAGGTCTTTCTTCCAAACTCATTGAAATGTCTTCATAAGAAATTTTACGATTGATTTCTTTTTGGTCTTTAATGATTTGACCCATCAAATAATTCTTACAAATAGTTCCAAAATATGAATAGGCTTTTTTCTCTTTTGACGGTTTGAACTTATCAACTTTAGTCATAAGAAAAGAATGAGTGTCGGTGTGAATTTCAGTGAAATTCATATCTTTACGGTATAACTTATATCGTCTAATAATAGAAGATATCATTTTATCCAAAGGCGCTCTTAAAAATTCGTTATATATTTTGTTTTTTTCTTCAAAAGTATCGGCCATTAAAAATCTTTTAACGGCCAATTCTTCTTTAACATCAAAATAATTTAAGTTGGTAGTTTTTCGACCTCTTTTCTTTGATAAAACATCTTCTGTTGACGCAGAGAGTGTTTCTTGCATTTATACATTTTCTGATTCGTATTTTATGGTTCTATCTTCAACAAAGAAATATTCTCTTTTTGCTGTTTGTATCCAAAATTTTACTTCGTCTTCAGTCATAACTGATTTTCCATACTTATAATTCCAAAAAATTGAACCCTCTCTCATATTAGTATGTTTATATCCCAATCTTGGTATAGTCATAATAGTCGTTGAATTATAAGTCAATCTTAATAAAAATTCATAAATAAATGTTAATTTAATAGAAGATTTAAATCCTCCAAAATCTTCAATTACATCTTTTCTAATTACTGACCCTGCGGTTTGGAAGTTTTGATAATCTTGTAATGTCTCATTTGTTAAAATACCCATTTCTTGAGTAAAGTTTGCTGCGAAAGTTGCTTCGTTAGTAAATCCTGCGAAAACACCTTTTTCATCGGTTTCAACAACCACAGGTAAAAACATTTGGGTTTCAGGGTATGACTCAATATACTTTGCAACATTTTTAAACCAAATAGATGAATACTCATCATCAAATTCAAATAAAGACACCCATTTTCCTTTGGCATTTTTAATACCGTAATTAACTTGGTCTGAATAATTCGGTTCTTTATCCCAAACAAATTTATTAACTTCTAATTTTCCAAAATCATAAGAATTTAAAAAAGATATTAATGATTCTTCGTTGGTGTGAACAATAACTAATTCTTCAACATCAATTTGTTGATTATTGATTGAATCGATTGCTTTTTTAAAATAATCTTCAAAATCTTTTGCTTTTGAAGATTTAATTGGTAATATAATTGATACTGATAATTTATTTTCCATATTATTCTTGTGTTTTAGTGATTTGTTGTTCAAATGAATCTGCTCTTGTGTTTAAATAATTTTGAAATAACTCAACAACCGTCGATTCAAACTTCTGTTTATCTGAGTATCTTTCAACTGTAGTTTTCATTTCTTCATACATCTCAGGTTTAATGTTATCTTCTAACCAATTTTGTATAAAGTCAGCAATAACATCAGGGATTAAAGTTTGGTCCGTAATCCATATACCATTCTCTTCATTAATCCAATCAGGTACAAGGTTTGGAACCTTACCAATTACCGGAACATTTGATTTCATAGACTCTAATGGGAATGTACCAAAACCACTTTCATTATCTATCCATACACTTAAGAAACAATCTTTCAATGAATTAGCAAATTCTTTTTCAGATAATCCTCTTAAATCTCTAAATGTGAACCATCGATATTGAGGGAATTTTAAATAGAATGTTTTAATGATGTTAATTGCATCAGTTTGGTCTTTTGTGTGAACACCAACTATTGGCATCGGAGGTAATTTCTTTGGTTCAAATGAGTCTGTAATATATGGTTCAATAATATCAAAAGAACAATTTCTCATTACTCTTTCGATATATTCTTTTTGTTTACTATTTGTTGTAATACATTTCATAAATCCAAATTGTGACCATGTTTGACCCGGCTGTAGAGTTTCTAACATATATGAGTAAGATTGTGTTAAAACTATCTTGGCACATGGTAATTGTTTAATTTGTTCCATGATATATCCGAAAATTTCAGGAACCACGATAAAATCTTCAGGTGAAATTTCTAAGTTTTGACCTTCAATTGATTTGTGTGGTAAACTCATATATTCTTCATCTAACCAAGCAACCACACCTGCGTAGTCATTTTTTTCATGTAGAATAATCGGATTAAATCCGTTGTCTTTTAATGTTTTTGCCATTTGATAAATGTATCTAACAGACGCTTTTGCATTACCTTTAGTGTCTTGTACTAATAGATAAATTCTTGCTTGTTTGTCTCTTAAAATTTCAATGGACTTTTTTACTTTTTCTTCTAATTGGTTTTCCATATTATTAATAATGATTTATAAGTTTTTTATTTAATAAGCTGTTAAATGCGATTCTAAAAGGTATACTTGTTGACGATGATTGTTTCATTCCTAAAGTTTCATCAAGCTCTTCATGTTCTGTAAGTACTGTGTCTAATAACATTTTAACCAAGTCGAATTTAATTATGTTTATTCTTATTTCAGGGGTTTCACCTGACATTGGTTCAGTTTCGTTTGGAATTCCAATGTATTGTTCGACTAAATCCAAGTCAACATAGTAGTTTTCACCTAATACTTTAATCATAAATTTCTTTAATTTTACTTTTAAACTCTTTAATATTTGATATTGAGTGTTCTGATTTAATATCCAAGTTATATGTTGTGTTATATTTTATCACAATTTTATCATCAGGATGCTCTAATAATAGTTTAGGATTTGCCGTAAGTAAAACATCTATTGAGTCCCACATCGAATTAATTGTGGATTCACTATAAAATTTTACACTTTCGACCAAACATCCAAATTTTGAAATGAAAAATAATGAAGCTGGTTTTGATTTACCCATTTCATCTGAAACTATACTAATGTCGTGTTCATCTCTCATATCTAAATAAAATTCATTAAAATCCATCATACTGGATATTTCAACTGAACCCGCATGTCCAAATATTTCCATGGTGTGTTCTTTATATAAAAAATTATAAAGTTCATCCTCGTCTTTAAATTTTAAATGACTCATAATATCTAATGTTGTTAAATCAGAAATTACCTCATATTCAAACTCTTCTTCCGTGTCTCTAAATGGATTATCAATATACCACTTTTCATATTCTTGTTGTATTTTTTTAAGGGTATCTCTTAACACTCCATTTAATTCTACACCTATTTTCATTCTTCGTATTTTTTTAATATTTTACTAATTAATTTATTTCTTACAATATCTTTCTCATCCGTGAATTCAAAAACTGAAATATCACTATCATTTCTAAATTTTTCAATTGCGTCGTATAAACCACTATGAGTTTTGTTTTTGAATTTGTCAGATTGTTCAACATCTCCTGAAATGAAAAATTTACTGTTAAATCCAATACGAGTTAGTAATAATTTCATTTGACTTGGGGTTGCATTTTGACCCTCTTCAAAAATTAAAATAGAGTTGTCAATATTCATACCTCTCATAAACGCTAGTGCGAAAACTTCAATAATATCTAAATTTTTTAATTCTTCTCTAGCCTCTTTACCAATAATTTTATTCATCAAATAATAAGAAGGAAAGATATAAGGGTCTAATTTTTCTTCTACATTTCCGGGTAATGAACCTAATTTCTCTTCAGCTTCAACCGCGGGTCTTACAATTATTATTTTTTCATAAGGTGTTTCAGGGTCTGATATTAAATCAATTGCCGCTTTCATGGTAATATAACTTTTACCTACACCGGCCGGTCCTGAACAAATTGTAATTTCACTATCAATTAAAGTGTCATAGTATTTTTTTTGATTTGTTGTTAAAAATTTTTGTTTAGTTTTCTTTTTAACGATTGAACAAATAATTTCCTTAACTGTTTTATTTTTTATTTTTTCAGTTGTAGGTGTAGGAGTTATTTTTGGTTTACCCCCTCTTGATGGTTTTTGATTCATTTTAATTATTTAACTGTTTAGTTATAAATTTCAATAAACTTTTTCAATTCGGTTTCGATATTATCACAATTTAAAACTTCATATGTGATTATTTTATCGTATCCTATTTTTTTCAGTTCATTTGAAAATTTTACATGTGTTTCAGAATTTATGATAGGTGTTAATTTTACCTCTGAAACATGTATATGGTTGATATAGTTATAATATTTTATTAATTCACTAATTGAGTCATAACCTTCTAATTCTAAATTGTGAGTATCAATCATTGTTTTAATATTGATTAACTTATTATTTTCAATAAATTCCACAATTTCACTTAAATTATAAAAATAATTTCCTCCGTAAATTTTGGCATTAGGTTCAATAACCAGTGTGATTCCAGTGTTATTTAATAGTTCATCAAATTGTTTAAATATTACGGATAGTGATTCATCAATGATTCCTGTTCTCATATTAGGTGACCCAAAAACCATTACTTTTACCTCTAATATTTTACATATTTCAATGAGTCTTTTGAAGTGATTAAAAACAACTTCAGAATCTCTTATTCCGTCACATTTTATATTATAAAAAATGGATTGAATCGATTCTATTTTTATATTGTATGTGTCTAATTTTTTCTTAAATTCATATAAGATATTATCGGATAATTTATCCCAATTATCAATTTTAGTTAAAACACCCTCAATATTAGATATTTTTTCAGTTTTTAAAAAAGAAAATATTTGGTCACTTTCCGAAGTATCCCAAGCCAAGTTACTTATTGATAATTTCATATGCTCTAAAATTTAATTTTATTTAAAATAAAATCAACAATTGATAAATCATTCTCATCATATAGTAACAAATTTTTTATTTTACTAATATTTTCAATTTTTAACTCGATGTTTTCTAACTCCATTTTTAGTTTATTTTCATAATTTTTTTCATTTTTATTTAGTATAATGGCAATTTCTTCAAGATTAACAATCCCGTCTAAAACTCTTTTATATATGTCATAATTGTCGTCAAATACAACCGGAATACATCCAAGTAACAAACTATGATAAAATCCTTTTCTTGATTTTTTATCTCCATGTGGTTGTAATGAAAAATAACTATTCAGATAAAGTTCATCTATTTCGTTGTAAGTGTTTTCATTATTTAAACTAATCCATTTGTCATCAACAACTTTATTGGTGTTTAATATTTCAATATTTGTGAAGTAATCAATTTCTTTCCTATGTCTACCGGCGTAACTTATTAAGTGTTTTTTGTTTGGGTTTTTAGGGATATTATAATCTTTTGGATTTTTTTTGATATGTGTACAGTAAGGAACCGGGATTTGGTTGTTATTACTTAATACGTCTTCATAACAAACAAAATAAACATTCTCGTGAAAATCAAAATAATTTAAAAAACATCTATTGTCTTCCCACATCACATCTGAATATGGAATGATGACTTTTTTACCGTCATTGACACACTTGTTTACTAATGGTAAGATTTGGTTTATATTATTAATTATTTGATTCACATCATAAAAGTGTTTTTTAGTCCATGCGGTACAAAATAGATAGATTGGTATAAAAATAATATCAGAATTTTCATAATCATTAATTGAATTTTTGTGATTTTTAAACATATCGTGTAACACTATTTCTAAAGAATATTGTGACCGTAAAAATTTTCCGTCATTAAATTTAACAGAATGACTTTTAATTATTTCATTGTCATTTATGTAGATGGGTAAGATGTCTGAATTAAATTCAGTACTAATATTTAAAACATGAAAACATTTATTGTTGAACATATATAAGTGTATTTAATAAGTATGAAGATTTATATATATAATATTAAAAAAATAGAAAAAATCATGTCATTTTTTGAGTCTATTCCTCCCGAAATGGATTTATATGACATGTTTCTAAGTAAGTTAAAACTTAAATACGAAGTAGTTGATGATATTAAAGATTCTGATATTGCATTCATACCTGTTGATTTTGTTAGATTAATATACGGAGAAATAAGCCCATTAAAACATCATAGACTTTACACTTATTTAAAAAAATACGATAGATATTCTGACCTATTACCAACAGTACAACCACCAACATTTGGTGTAGGTCATAAAGATAATTTAATAAAATTTTATTGGAATAATTTCATTAAAGACAATCTTTTATCTAATTCAAAAGTTCCTCATTTTATTTTATATAGTTACGTATTATTTGAGACATCGTTTGAATCCATAGATAAAGACATTTTTATTTTGAGTTATGAAAATGAAGTTTCTTTATTTAACACAACAACAACATTTAAAATGGGGACCTACGATAGGATGATTACAATCCCTTATATATTAAATGAAAACACTTCAACTTCTCTTCCTTTAATTAACAAAATTATAAATTGTGAAAAAACTCGAAATTTAACATTTATTGGTTCTCTCTACTCAGAAGAACGACCATTAATGAATAGAATAAGAAAATTCATACTTAATTTAAATTCAAATGTTTACATCGGAGATATGACAAAAATTGAGGAGGAATTAATAAAGACAAAATACCTATTCGTATTAAGAGGTGACACCCCAACACGAATATCTTTTTATCAATGTTTGGCATATAATATTGTTCCTATTATATTTGAAAATGAATTGATTATCTATCAAAAAATATTCACGGATGATATTGATTTGAGAGAAAGTTGTTTAGTTTTACCTGATAAAAATGGTATGTGTGATAAAGAATACTCTAAAATTGTTGATAAGTTATTGGAGGATGAATTATCAATGACTAATAATTATTACGATAAAATTAAAAATCATGAAATATTATTTAATCAAATAAACTATTTTAGTGATGAATCTTTACCAATTAAAATATCAATTGAAAAAATAAAACATAATCATATGATGAAGTTATAAAATCATTTCGGTGATTAAGTTTTTAATTTCCTCTAAAATTATTTCTTTAGATTTTATATATCCTGATGGTGAAAACTTAGTTGTATAATCATAAACTATTTTAGTATCCGAATAAGAAACTTTTTCTTTATGTTCAGGGAATAAATTAATTATTTCCTCACTTTCCAATGGTTCTGTGAATAAATTGAAGGTTGTTTCTTTCGGGAACTCAGTTGAATATTTGATAATGTCGTTATGTAAATTATCTAAATTGTACCACTGAAACATTGAGTTTGAATTTATTTGGTCAACATTATTATTATTGATTAGGTCAAATAAAACATTCTTTTTAATGTGTTTGTTGAATAGTGCCGGTAGTCTAAACACTTTTAAGTCATCAAATTCCAAATATTCCTTAACCATTAATTCAAACAAGTGCCGATTATTACCATAACTTAAATTACCAAAATTTGGTTTGTAAGACTCATTAACTCCGAGGGGTGAATCGTTATAAATATCAATTGTGGAGAACAGAATGATTTTTGAATAAGTCTGTTTTCTTAAAATATTAATGATATTGTGTATGTTATCTAAATCATTTGTAAGATTTTTGTTTACCATCCATTTAGTTGCTGGTAGACAAGACAAATATAATTCATGTCCATCTTCATTAACCAATTCATTAAAATTTTTAATGTTTTTAGAATTAAAGGTTAAATCAAATTCTATGGACTCGGTTAAAGTTGTTCCAATTAATCCGGTATGTCCTATTAATATTTTCATCGTTTAAATAATAATTTAATTGTTTTAGATTCCACTAACATATAGTCTTTTAAATGGATTTGTAATAATCTTTCAGGGTACGAACAGTAAAAATAATATAAGGATTCTAAATGTCCCTCATTTCCTCCTTTTAAAATATAATCACCATCAATGAATTCGATTAAGTTATTATTAATTTCTAGTGACTTTAAATTATCATTTAAAAAAGATTTATTTAAACTATCATAATATTCATATAATGAACAATATGATTTCATCGAAACCATACTACCGTAGGCGAATAAATCACAAATAACATTACTGTGAGGAAATATATGAACATTTTTTAAATCATGTTTGTAATACATATTATCACAAGCATAACATGAAGTTCCGTTGTCTAAATGAGAATGACCGCAATCACTATTTGGTACAAAAATAATGTCATGGTTTAAAATGTCGCTAAGTTGGTTTTTAGGTAAATGAAATGAAGTTATTTCATTATCAAATCTGAATTTAAAAATAACATCATATTTAGTATTTGTGCCTATTGAATAATCCTCAAGTAATTTGAACGCCGAATTAACGGAATATAGTTGAGATTTTATAAATTTTTCCGGAGATGAGAAATTGAAATAACCATTAACATCATCCAAGGATTCAATAAATTCTTTATTACTTTCGATTAAAAATTTTTTTACATTAGGTATTTGATTTATTGAGTTAACGACTTCATCATATGATTCTTTACTATTTAGATTAGTCTCTTGTCCTTTAATACCAATTGTGTCCCATGTGTGAATAAAAACATCGTAATCCAATTTTTCTAAAAACTTGGCAAATCCATTAAGTATGTTTTTTTTACGAATATGACCTGTTAATAAAATACCTATTTTATATGGTATTTCAGGTGATTTCATTAATTCAATGTATTCGTCACATTTTGAAATTTCTCGTGTAAACGAAGAAACGGTCTTATGTCCGTGTATTAACCATTCTTCTTCTGTAAAATCTCTATTTAAATATCCGGTAAAAATATCAGTTAATTCATTTCTTGTCATAGTGATAATTCTTTAATTAAATAATCTTCTATCAAATATATTCCCTGAATCTTACCTGTAAAGCAGTTTATTAAATTATTTTCTTTTGTTATTATGGGAGACCTATCGTCCGAAATATTATGTATTTTAGTTTTTGTTGAAATAAAATATGAATCATATTCAAAATGTTTAAAAAACATCGGATAATATTTTAACACTTTATTCTCAATCAGTTTTTTTTGTTTTTGAATTAATTTGTCGGTTATTTTATTATTATATGATTTTAATTGTTTTAAAGTTTTAAATTTACCAAGAGGTGTGTATTCCACATCAGTTAATGTGAATAAATCATTGTTATAAGGATAAACTGAAAATAAATTACCATCAACTAATGTTAATCCGTCAAAATCAGTTTCGGATATTTTTTTATAAATTAAAGTTAATGTTGTTTCATAAAATGAATTATTATAAATTTTATCTGTTATATGATTATTAGTACAATTAATTACAAAGTCGTATTCACTTTGTAGTTTTAATATTTTCTTATTACTAATTTCTGATTGAACAAATATATTTGATAATTTCTCGTTGAAAAAATCATGAATTTTTTTATAGTTGATATGTTTTTCATTTGTGTTAACACAACCCTCAATATTTTTTAACGAATGAGGGTGGTCTTCAACATTATATTCTTTGAATATTTGTTTAAAAGTTTCAAAATCAATAATAGATTCATTTGATGGTATACAATATAAATTATTTGGTACATCCTTAACAATAAACCCATAATCTTTAATAAACCTATCAAATGTGTTTAAACAAAGATTTCTTGTTTTTGAACTGCGAGGATAATGAAATCCAAGATGTAATCTATTTTGATTATTGTATGATGTTTCAGTAAATAATTTTTTATTTTTATCAAAAATTGTAATTTCATGGATGTCTTTTAATTTCATTGCCAGATGACAACCAACCCAACCACCACCTATTATTGCTATTTTCATTCTATAAATTAAGTATCATAGTACCCCCATTGGTTTGACCCCAATTGGATTTATTCTTATACAAATCTAATGATTCATAATATTCTGTTCTCCTTACTGTATTTGTGTTATACCAATTATTATAATCGACAACAGTCCAATTATTGTTATTATTATAAATTAATGGAGATGGGTGTGTTTTCCATAATATATAATCTTCATTATGTACCCCCCAGTTTTTCCAATTTCTCAACGAATTTTCACTGTAATCAGTGTTTTTAATCTGAAGTAGTTTGGTTTTTACTGTTAATAAATAAGTATAACTGTAAAGACCAATAGACATTGCGGGTGTAGATTTTAAAGAAATTTTTTCAGGGTTACTGTTTGGTATATTATATAAAAGTTCTTTAAATCGTGGACCAACTTTACAAGTGTCATGAATTAGAAACCAATATTCTGATGATAATTCCTTATCACAGATTTCAATTAAAGGACTATATTCGTATGAATTATGGTCTAAAAAGTAATGAGTAATATCATTAATGACTTCAACTTCAAATTTATCAAACCCCGAATTAAAAACAAATATGTCTTTAGACTCAATACCCGCATCTAATAATGATGGTATTATGACCGGTAGTGATAATTTATAAAAATTTTTGTTAGTTGAAATTGCTATTTTAATCATAAGAATATGTTTGAAGGTCTTAATTTAGAAAATTGTTCGTTAATTCTTAAATTATGTGGGAATCCCATTTTAACATAGGTATGAATATCTTCAACACCACTGGTTTTCATGAATTTTTTACTTTGTCCCTCAAAATGAATCATTGGTGAACTTGTTACGTATGCAACATCATAACCCTGTTTGTATAAATTGTGAAAAATAAAATCATCACCACAATATGTTTTTAATTGTTCAGGAATTGTCATAAATAAATTCCTTCTAATACTATAATCCCATCCTTGCATATATCTACCACGCTCAACTATTGTATATTCGGTTTGAAGTTTTTTTACTGTGTAATCATCGTGATTTGTTGAATGAACCACAATACCTACTTGGGGTTCTTTACTAAAAACCTCCATAACATCATAAATAAAATTATCGGTAATGATTACATCATTATTTAAAAAACATAAAATTTCTTCGTTATATGTTTGATGAAACCAATTCCAAACATGATTTAATGGACGGTTCTCCTCATTTCTGACGATTTCAATTCTTGAATCTGTTAGTGTTTCTAAAAACTCTTGAGTTCCTTCTTCTGATGAGTTTTGGTCAACGATTGTTAGTATAAAATTCTTATAGGTCTGAGATAATAAATTGTTTACACAATTTTTGGTGTATTCTTTGTTGTTTAAATTAACAACTAATATTCGTATATTCATGATAAAATTTTAATATATTGTTCTTTTATTTGTTTGGTTACATATGAAGAATGATATTTTTCTAAATCAGACGGAACATCAAACTTTTCTTTCGATAAAATAAATCCACCAGAATCGACTTTATAAATCCAACTAGGTTTATTACATAACCACCCTTCAATTGTTGTTCGACCTAATTGAATTCCGGCGGTTTCGCTACATTTTTGAACGTAAGGTTCTATATTCCATGTTGATTGAAAATGTTTTACATGTGGATTTTCCAAAATCGACGGTAAATAATTTGATTTGTCCTCACCTACTAACCACAATTCTTTATCATTTTCTCTTGTGTAATCGATTAAGTCCATAATAGCTTCTCTTCTTAAATAATCTATTGTACCAACAAATAATAAATAATTTTCTTCATTCATTAAGTTTGGTTTAAATTTTTCATTATCAACCGGATTATAAATAATTTCAACCATTTCTTCCGGAATTTCAAATTTATCAACAATATGTTCTTTAATTTCCGGTCTGATGGCAATGTATTTTTTTATTGATTCGTGTTTTATTGGGTCTTCAAGTTCAATGACTTCAGAATGTATTGAATAAATTTTATCAATTTCAGGGTAAAATTGAATCATTCTTTCAGCAACTGGTTTATGTTGCATGTGAATTAAATCAAAATTAACTTCTGAAATGCGGTACATCACTCCGGGTTGAGATGGTTGAAATCCTTTTTCAGTATTGTGACCCCATTTCCCATCTCCCAATTTGAATCCGGGGGCTTCTTCAAATGAAATACATTTTATTCCTTGTTTTTTTGCCATATCAGTTAAAGGACCACCAATTTGAGACATAACTGTAACATCACAATTTTGTTTAATTAAATTCTTGGCCAATTCATAAACATAAAGTTCTGACCCTGTAAATGTTTTAAAAAACAAAGAAGATAATAAAACTTTTATTTTTCTTTTATTATTAAATGGCAATTTGACTGGAAGATTCAAATTAAACTTATCTGAGAATAGTTTTCGATTTTCTTCCCATTGTTCGTTTGTTTGACCGATGGATTTATGAGTGATTCTAATGTTAGTTATAACACCAACTTTTACACCTTCTAAATAATTCTCAAAACAGAATGGAATGTCGTAAAAGTGAAACCCCTTAAAATCTTCATTAAAATTTTTTTTGATTCTTTTTTTATTTACGGCAATAAATAAACCATCAACAATAACGGTTTCATGAATTTCATTTCCAAAACTATCAGAATATTTCGATTCCCATTTTTTACCTTCATGTTCATGGTTTACAATACCTACCATTTTTTTTCTATTTTCCCACCACATACCACTTAAGGGTATTTCAGTAGTTCCCGCCATTCCAATAATACCAAAATCAGATTTTTCAAAATGTTTTAATAATTTTGGATACCAAGCGTTTGTATCAAAATAAATGTCATCATGACATAAAACTACAATATCGGTTTTAGATTCAGATAATATTTCATTGTAAACTTCAGTAAGTGATTTTTCTCCATTATTTATTTTTTCAATAACTTCGATTTTTTTGAATCCTGAACTTTTTTTTAAGTACTCAATAAACTCAGGTTTATGTTCTCTAGTTGAATATCCTACTGTTATCATATTATTCCCGTACTTCCAAATCCGTTATCACCTCTTTCACCATCATTAACTTTATCAACTTCGATTAGGTTCACATATTTTCCATTAACCACTGGGCATAATACCGCTTGGGCAACTTTCATTCCTTTTGGTATGGTTACAAAATGGTTATTAGTGTTAAACATTATTACTTTAATTTCTCCATTATAACCTGAATCAACGGTTCCCGGAGTATTCAATACGGTTAATCCGTAATTTATTGCCAATCCACTTTTTGGTCTAACTTGAATTTCATATTCTTCAGGGATTGATAATTTAATACCTGTTGGAACTAATATTCTTCCAAACGGACCTATTTCTAAATCTTCGGTTGAATATAAATCGAATCCTGAATCAGATGGGTATGCGTATTCAGGAAATTTTGCATTTTCATTAAGAAGTTCAACTTGTAGTGTTTTACTTTTCATTGCCATCATCATTTCCTCATTCATTTCATCATAAGTCATACCGATAAGTTCTTCTAATTCTTTTTGATATTCATCATCAATTTCAACACCGGCCTCTTTTTGTAAGCTTTCAAGTTGCTCTTGAATTTGTTTTAACATTTCAGGGTCAACCCCTAATCCATCTAAATTATTTATCATTTCAATTCTGTTAATTTTTTTATTACTTCAACAAGTACTTCAACATCTTTTTCACAATATTCAACAATTCCTTTAATATCTTTTTTATCCCAAAACGCTTCATGTACTTTATTTCCGGTTACTTCCATATTTTTGGAAGATTCAATTCCTAAACAAACACACATTAGTTCTAAGGATGCGATTGAACCATATCCACCATATTGCCAAACTTCTTTTGTATCAAGAGCTTTAATTTCCCATGGTTTTGTGTCATGACCTGGTAAGATTTTTGGAGGTAGAATACCGTTCATAATCATTCTTTTGGCTAATACCGGAATATCAAACCCTTTTACATTATGTCCACAAAGGAAAAAACCTAATTCTCCGACTCTATAAAGTAATTTTTGAACTTCCAACAATAATTCTTTTTCATCAGGATTACTAAATGATTGCATTTTCATTTCACCTTTTGGGTCAATAAACGCTACACTAACACATGCAATTCGTAAAAACTCAGGTACTAACGCAGCTCGGTTAACAAACATTTTACCAAATCCCTCATCACCATCCTCAGGGAATCGTTTTTGGAACCAATCAAAATATTTCTCAAACTGAAATGCTAATTCAGGTCTGTTTTGTTGTAGTGCCTCCCAAGTTGGTTCAATACCAACGGTTTCAATGTCTAAAAATAAAATTTTAGTTAAAGGTATGTTTATCATAATATTGATTTATAAAATTCTGCTCTTGATTTTGTTACTATATTTAAGTCGTATTTGTCTTTTACGGTCTCGTATAATCTCTCTCCCATGTCTATTACTAAGTTCGGGTTTTTCATTAATTTCTCAATGTTTTTAGACCAATCAGAGTGGTTTCTTGATTCATCGACTAACATTGCATTACCATCGACAAATTCTCCATTTTTAAGACAATGTTTTAAGTCTAAAGTGTATGGACCAATGTTTGAAGCAATTAATGCTTTTTTATAGAATCCTGCCTCAATCACTTTTAATTGAGATTTCATTCTATTAAACATATGATTTTTAATTGGTGCCAAAGATACATCAAATTTTGAATAATTTTTGGCGTAAGAAGTTACAGGTTTTGTCCACACTCTTAAATAAGATTCATTCATCTCATTTGCAAAAGATTCCTGATTATAATTTAATAGATGTTTGGTGTAATCTTCTGAGATTATTTTATAATTTTGTGTGAATATTTTTTCATATTGAGCCCAAACAGTTTCTTCAGGTTTAATTTCTCTTTTTTTGTGTTCACCTGTTTGAGAATTAATTTCAGTTACAGTACCGCGAGTGTCGAATCCACAAAGAACATATTGTAATTTGTCTTTATGACTTACTAATTTACTGAATGAGTCATTAAGTAATTGAATATCATGTAAGTGAGAAGAACCACCTAACCACCCAATTCTTAATCTATCTGACTCTAATGTAGGTTCTTTAAATTGAGGTTCATTAGGGTTAATCGCGTTTGGTATTACAAAAACATTTTTGTTTATTTTTCTAATTTCATCTGCAAATAAACTTGTTGTGGTTGTAACATATTTTGCAATTTTAAGATTTGCGGTAATTTTTTCGTTTATTTTATTAAACATGATAACATCGTGGATTGGATGTTCTTTTCCGGGCATCCAATAATCATCAATATCACATACAGTGATAATGTCCATACTGTTTAAGGTATTGATTAATTGATGTGCTCTTTCAAAATCAGGTCCAATACTTCTGTGGAAAGATACTATTTGATATTGTTTCCAAAAATTCATATCATCATATGATGGCTCATAGACAATATCAACATGGAAATCATCACCATATAGATTTTGTAAGAAAATGTGAGGGTCAACTGACCTGAATTTACCAACTCCCGTTCTGTCTGAAGGGACTACTAATACTTTTATTTTTGACATAGTTTTATATTATATTCACTAAAATATAATAATTTATGTCGTAGAAAGAAAGTGGTTAGGACAATTTTTTAATTTTTGTTACTTTACCTTCAAATACATGTTTTCCAACTTTAAATGAAAAACTTTCATTTGATTTTTCAGTACTTTCGGTTATTAAACCATTTTCTTTTAATGCTTTAGTAACTGCCTCATTTATCATTTTTTGAATTAATTTATAATCAATCCCTGTATTTGATGTTTGTTGAGTTGGTGATTGTTTTTTTTCGGTTTCCGTAATTGGATTATTTTTTGGTTGATTACCCATTAATCTTGATGCTCTCTCAATTAAATCATTTGATAATGTTGGTGATTGTTGTTGAGGTTGAGAGATTGGGTGTTCCATCATAAGTTTTTTTATCTCGTCAGGAAGTTTTGAATTTTTAATAGCATCCACAGTAGGAACCCCAACAGGTTTTGTGTTTTCAACCGGTAAAGATGAAAGATACGGAGTTTGTACTTGAGATGGACTTTCTTGTAAAAATTCTTGAGGTATATTGTATTTTACATTTGGCATGTCAAAATTATCCATAGTTGGGGTTGAAAAGGAATCTCCTCTACTTGGTTTTATGTCGTTTGTCATTAAAGCCCTTGCGTTTGATTGGGCTAATTTTGCCATTAAATCACTCATAATATTAAAAATTTACTATAATCATAATAAAACTTATTAGTTTGTCACTATTATGTTTTAAATTATTGATTTAGTTTGTTTGTTATTGTTGTTCTTAAATTATTTTTTTCAGAATCCGTTAATTTTTTATTAGTTCCGGATTCAATTGATGAATATATTCTTTTAAATGCTTCTGCAGATTTTGATAAATCAAAACCTTCTTCACCATACTTTTTGGTGAATTCATCATTTAATGTTTTAATTGTGTTATCAATAATTGAATCAACACTTGGTGTTTGGAATTGTGGTGGTATGATTGTAGGATTTGCAGGTGTCGAAAAATTAGCGATTGCTTCAATTGAAACCATACTTTTATCACCATTTGGATTAAACCCTGGTCTCATTTCATTAAAAGTTTCCGATGTTGGTAAAAATGTAAATGTTTTATCTAATCTGAATAATCTCCATCCCGGTAGTGGTTGACTACCAATAGTCGCGGTGTGAGACGCACCTTCTCTCTCCCAAGCACGAACAACTCGGTTACCTGCTTTACTGATACCGACACAAACAGGTTCGATAAGTCGTTGACCTTTACCACCCGGTTCGTCACCATCATAACTGGTTCCCATCACTCGTTTATTTTTAATTGCGTCAATAACCGTTTCGATTGAAGCAATTTCCAATATTAAACTTTTAAGAGAGTTTTGTAATTTCATTATAGTTGGAAGTTCGGATAAGTATTAGATGAATTAAACTTATTAATTTTTATTTCATTTTTTCTTTCAGTGATGTCAGTTACTGTCCCTGCATTAACATTGTAAACATCAAGAAATGACCCAGTTCCTCTACCCATTGAATCACCGTCCGCAACTGCATCTCGATTCACAGATGAATATTCATTACCTACTGCGTTATAGTCATTTTTAGGTATTAACTTTGCTCTTTCCATTTCAGCAATTGCCGTTAATTGATTTTCAACATTTTGTGATAAATCTACTACAATTTCGTTTGCCATAATTATAATTTTAACATTATTTCATTTATTCTTCTTAAACTTTCGGTAACCGCCTCATTATATCTTTCAACGGTTTTAGAATGTTCTTGAGATTTTCTTACATTAGTAAAATCTTTTTTCTCATGAGGTTTAATAAATGCGTTTTGCATTCCGGCATCCATTTTATTTCTTTTTGTTAGATGTCCGTATTCCCTCATTTTTCTTAATTCATCATTAACCCAATTTTTAATTTCAACACCACCATTTAAAATAAATGAAGGGTCGGTGTGTTTTCCTTTAAAATTATCAAAAAAGTTTTTTATTCTTTTTAATTGTTTGTAATCAATGAATTTTTGAGTCTGTAATTCTTTATTTCTATTAAATCCTTCAGTATTTTCATCCGCGCCCTTCACCATATGAAAACATTTTTTCATATGTTCCCTTTTATCATTAGGAAACTCAATTTCTCCCTTGGGTGAATTATATAAATCTTTATTCACGTTTTAACATTTTAATTAATTCCGATAATGAAACACCTTCTTTTTCCGCCTGTTTTTTTAATACAGATAAGTTTCTTTTTAACATTCTTGAAACTTCAACATCTTTTTTATTAATGTCGGCAGAATCTGAACTTTTCTTTTTTGCCAACATATCTTCAACCACTTTAATTGCTTTTTGTTTTTGAATCTCAGATAATGTTGCTCTTGTTATAAAATTAGGGTCTTTATAATATTTTGATTTTTTGTCTTTTTTACCTGAAGGGTCTTTACCTTGTTGTTTTGTTCTTTCCTTTGCATCATCCGGTTCCATACCCATATTTTTAACTAAAAATTTGAAAGTATCTTTACCATCCATATCTTCAGTTTCTTCATAACCGAAAGCTCCTGACATATCAATCTCTTCAATTTCTTCCACTGATTCACCATAATATGTTCTATAACCACGAGAAATAGGGTCATTTGTGATACTAGCCATGGCAATTGTTTGGTCCATAGTTTTCTTAGGATGAAGTCTAGGGTCTAAAATTGGAATTGCAGAATTTGACATCGCACCATCAGAATTAACCAATTCTTCCAAATCAGTTTTTATTGTTTTGGTTGATTTTTTCTTTTTTTCTTTTGCGATTTTTTCTAAATAATTTTTAACTTTTTTCCCTTTTTTCTTATCAAAGTGGATTACTTCATCTTTTTTACGAGCCTCACTTAATGTTTCCTCTACAGAGAAATATAGAGAGTATTTATCCCCTTTATCTCTAAGGAAAAAGTAATAAGGTGATGAATAAAATTCTTCATTTACTGAAATCATCTGTTCTTTTTATCTATAAATACTACGAATCAAGGTATTTATCAATTGTATATGGCATATCAAAATATAAATCAGTATAATTTTAGACGATGGGGTCTAAAACCGGCGAATGAAATCACGGACATTTGCCTTGCTTCGGACGAAAAAGATTACGACCAAGAGGTTGTTTTTTCGCCTTTACTAATCGGAGAATTGGATGGGAATAGAATGCCGTTCAAATTCGATTTTAATAGTAGTGCGACCACAATTTGTACGACAAGTGCTTGTACATTTGATTATGATACTATTGTTTCTGAAAATTATTGGAATCCAACAGATACTGACCCAAACTTCTGTCCAATAATAACAGATTTGTGTGATGTTGGTTTAACAGGGATTGATAATGGTTTAGTTAAAAAAATGTCAGGAGAAACAATTCAAATCAATACTGGTTTATACACAACACAATCTGACAAATTTAGTAGATACAAATACGATAGAAGAATGAAAATGCATCCTATTACAGGTTTTACAACACCTGAAAATAGGTTATGGAATGATAATTCATACACATACGATTTAGATTATGTAAATACCGGTGGTGATATTGGGTATGTTGCCAGACTAAATGGTGGATTCTTTCAAGGATTTTATAAAGTTGCGGGATACGATTATCAAATATTTCCACAACGACCTAATTTAGGTTGGACTGCGGAATTCATGTTAAAATATAGATGGACCGGAGACACTTCAGTTGGACTAAACGCTCGATATCCTGAAAATAAAGGAACATTCTTTTATTTAGGTTCAAGAGCTGAAAACAAATTCTATCATTATGCCGATGGTTCACCAAAACAAGATTCAGGTTACACAAGAGTTACATCAGGTTTAACTTGTATGAATACTTGTGCTTGTAGTCTATTAGGTAGTAATCCACACGATTGTTTACCGGTATACCAACAATCAGGAGGGACCTCAACAAATTGTAGTTGTGGGTGTAATTGTGCTTGTCAAGTAAATGTCCAATACCCTGAGTTAGACCCATTATATGACGGTGTATCAAACGGATTATCATTAAGATTAAGTGGTGACACCGGAAATCCAAGATTATGTGTTAAAACTTATAGAATCACAGGAGGGTGTGAAACTACCGGAACTTGTTTGACTGGTATAACTTATACAACAGGAACATCAGTAACCGAGTGGTGTTCAACAAGAGGTATTTTTGATGAATGTAGTGGAACTACTTATGTTAATGTGGAACATTGGGTTCAAATTGATGCCGTCTTCCAAAGAAATGAATGGTTTGACACTTGTGATTTAAGTTTAAAAGGTGGGTTAGGGTTAATAACTGAAGAAGTTTATACTGCGACAAGTGCGAATAACAGTGTTAGTTTAATTGAACCTCCAATAACTCATGATTTACCATATGACCCTGCAACTACTGAAGTGGTTGTGTTTAATGACAATTGGACTGCGGAAGAAAAATATAGATTAGGGACTTTAAAATTTTATGTGAATGGGAAATTATTCATGGTTGCCGAAAATTTTGAAGAAATTATACCGAGATTGTTGAATACTCCAAAAGAAAAACAAATTGGGGTGGGATATAATATTTCATTAGGAGGGGGGACCCAAGGACTTAAAGATAATTTAACTTTTTCAGGAGGATGTCCTGAAACAATTGATGAAATTGTTTATCAACAAGACCCGGAGTGTTTGACTACACATGACTTGGATAACACAATTTATTCAGGTTTAACCACTAATATTAAATTAGAAGAGTATTTTGGTGGAAGTTTAATTGGGGACATCAGTTCATTTAGGATGTATACTGAACCGTTAAATGCGTCACAAGTAATGCATAATTTTTTATTGTTAAAATCAAAATACGATTTATTAAATCCGAATTGTCCGAATTGTATGATTACAATTCCTATAAATGATTTGAATTATATTAACATCCCTAATAATGATTTAACTTATAGTATAATACCTGACAATGATTTGTATTATGAAATTATTGGACCAAATTATGATTTTGTAGACCCAATACTAACTAATGTTCCTAACGAATACATTTTGGTTGGGAATGAAACTTACTTAAGTTTTAATTAAAAAAAATAAAATATTATGATAACAGGAAAAACAATTAACGAATTACCGGAAATTACACAAATTAGTCAAGATGCTGCGTTTGTTGTTGAATTATCTGGAACAACATATCAAGTTAAATCATCTAACACTGCTTCAGGATTTTTAAAAGGGTCTTTTTATTCGACAGAAACTCAAACAATAACAGGAACTACTGAGGAACCTTATTTAATGTATACTGAAGTAACTGACATTTCTCAAGGAATTTCGGTCGTTGACGGTACTAAATTTACTGTTGCATCAGCGGGTACATATAATTTAATTTTTAGTGTACAGATGGATAAAACATTTTATGACGAACCTTCACTTATTGCGATTTGGTTAAGAATTAATGGTGAAGATATTGAATGGAGTACGGGTGAGGTAGGAACACCTTCTGCTGTTATACCATCAAGAATTATTTTAGGGTGGAACTATGTATATACCTTAAACGCGGGTGATTATATGGA